CATAGATCGCGATACGGCCAACAACGCCGTTCACCTCTACGCGGACGCTCTTCACGGAACTAGTCCCTTCATCGATCGCTCCTCGATCTGAACCAACGAAGTCAATAAACCCTTCTGAGATATCGTCTTGATCCAACTTCAATACTGGCTTCCCGGCAGTAGTAGAGTCACAACGGAAGAAGGCCATGTAATCATTAGCGCCAGAATCGCTGTCCACGATCTGCGATTGGGCAGTCCCGCCGGAATCGTAAAGTATAAGCGCTCCCGCCCCCAGGAAAACACGCTGTCTTGTCGCATCATAGATTGTGAACGTATGGGCCTCGAACAATCCGCCTGCATCAAGCTGTGCCCTTGCTCCGCTTGCAGCTGTGCGGATATCGCAAGAAGTGAGTGTCCCGGCGCTGATTGTACCCGCATCCACGGATGTGATCTTGTTGGATGTAATGCCCCCCGCCAGCTCCGAGTTCAATACCGACAGCGATTGCTTCGTGATGTGCGCGAAGTCGAGCGTTCCGCGGACCGTTACGTTGTTGAACTCGGCCGACCCATCGCCATTGACAATAAACCCCGCCGAGCCTGCCGAGTAGTTCGACGATTTGAGGTAGCCCGCCCCGCCGATCACGAGGCTTGCGGTGTTCGTCGCAGCCGTGATCTTGTCGAAGGTCATACTCACGATGTCAGCGTTCTCGATCGAGACGTTCTGGATGTAGGACCACTCCAGATCCGCGCGACGCAGGAAGCAGTTGTCGAAGCCGGCCCAGCCGTCAGAGTCGTACGCCTGCAGGTAGAACTTCAGGAACTTGACCGTCGCGGCCACTGTGTACGTCGTCGACTCGGAGCCCCATGCTGCGTTGTTCCGCGACAAGACGGTCGCCCATCCGACATTGCTCTTGTCTGCGTCGAGCGCCTGGACGAGGATGCGCCCCGTGCAGGCCCCGTCCGTCTTGATGTCCCCGCCGAACTCCCAGATCTCGCCGGGGTTGACCTCGATGTAGCGAATGCCGCCGTCGTGGTCGAGGGCGTTGTCGTTGACGTTGCTACCCGCCCGCGTGATCTTCCACCACGCGTTTGACTGATTCCCTCCGCTTGCCTGGCGCGCGCCATTGCTTCCCCAGTAGGGCGTGCTCGCCTGTTCCATCCCTGCGTCGTAAAGGACGTTCGCCCCGCCGCTCTGGCCGAGGAGCGGGCCGCCTGTCACGGTGATCGTGCCGGAGATCACCGCGCCGGTCATGTAGGCAACGCCGGCCTTCGTTACGCGGAACGGAGCACTCGCTGGCGTTGCGTGGCCAGCGTAGATCCGATACGTCCCGTCCGCGCCGTCGAGTACGCCAACGTCGTTGCCTGTGCCAGCGGTGATCGTGGTCGTGCTTGAGATCTTGTCGCCGGTGATCGTGCCGGCCTTGAGGTGCGCAGTACGCACCTCGTTGATGGCGATGATGTACTTCGCCACTACAGCAACGGCCGTGATGTTCGAGTTGTCCGCCTGATTCGGCGTGAAGCCCGAACCGCTGTTGTCCTCTTCGTCAGCTATCGAGCTCGGCGTCCCGTCGGTTGCGACGATGATCGCCTTGAACTTGAACGCGTGCGTTGTGTCGAGGTCTTGGAGTAGGTGCCCCCACCGCTCGACGTGGGCGATCTCCGTCCACGCACCGTAGCCACCGCCTGAGTCCTCGGCATACCATAGCTGGTAGTGATCGAAGTTGCGCCAGGTTGTCGCCGGGTCTTGGAAGACAACAGCAATCATCCCGTCGCCTGTAGTCACCCCGCCTGTGCCGATTGTGTCATCGAACACAAGCCCGCTCGCATTGTCCGGGATGTCTGTCGTCGGGTCGACGTCCCCGGCTGTCGCATGAACTTCGCTAGAGGCTAGGCTTTGATTCCTTGTGCGATCGAACGCGGTGACTTTGTAATACTTGGTGATGCCCGCGCCTACGTCGTCGCGGTACTGCTCGGTCCACCCGATGTCCGTTGTGTCGTCGAAGGTGGCCGAGTTGTCAATGTTGATCGATGCAGCGGAACTACGGTAGAGCCGAACTCGGTCCTGGTCTCTCAGTGTAGACCCGTCTCGGTTGAGGGACGGGTTGTCCCACGTGAGCAGGATTGCGCCTTGCTTCGCTGTCGCGCTCAGTCCACTCACAGCGGCCGGCGGCGTTACATCACCGAGCGCCGTGATGGTCTTCACTACAGAGAAGTCCGACGCCCACTGGTCGGGGTAGGCACGGAGGTGGATCATCTGTGCGGTGATGCGGTCGTTACCCATGCTTTACCCGGTCCTTGAGCCACTTCGGGAGATCCTTCCGGAACTCCTTCTTGGCGGCTGCTTCTGCCGCTTCCCTTGTCGGCGTGACGAGGCGATAGGCCTTGCCGGTCTCTTCGTCGAAGCGGTGTCCTGCCTTCAGGACGCGCCGCCGGGCTGGCTTTGTACTCCGGTCATGGACTTCATGAACCACGCCGTCTACCAGCTCATACCGCCGCTTCCCTTTCCCGCCGACAATCCGCTCCTCGACAGCATTCTCGACAGGGACCTCCTCTTCGGCCGTGTTCTCCTCGATCCACTGCACGACGAACTGCTCGCGTTTCAGTGCAAGCCAGTCCTCGTATTCGACCTTCCGCGGAATCTCTGCCGTGTGAATGAACTGCTTGCCGGTGATCTCCTCTAGCGCGTGGATCGCCCCGTACATGTCAACGTTGATCTCCACTCCAAGTAGGCCGTTACGCCCGTAGAACGACCACGGGTAAACCGCGTTTGGGTCCGGGTCGAAGAGCTTGAACACGTGCGGGGCCAACTCCGCCTCATTCTCTTCCTCGTCGATAGCAAAGGGGGAGGCCGTGCCCGCGCCCCCTGCATCCTCAACGAAGAAGGACGAGCAATCAGCCGCCTCGGCCGTTGGGTGTGTCCCCGCCTTGATGGTCAGAACGCCTACTGCGTTTGCGCCGAAGGCCGATGTCCCAACACCAACACAACCGCCTCCACTCGGGATCAACTTCAGGTCCCTTTCCGACACGTCGAACTGAAGCACGTACTCAGAATCCGTGTACGACCAGATATACAAGTCGCCGGTGGATTGCTGGTAGTTGATGCCGTACTTCTGGACTGCGGTATCCAGGAACTTCAGCGTGGCATACTTGTCGTCCGTAGCTACCGCACAGTCGATTCCGACCACGACCGTGTCGTCTGCTCGGCGGAACGTCGTGTTAGCGGTGACGATCGAGCTATTCGCCCACTTGCCGGTAGTGCTGTTGTAGACGAGGAGCTGCCCAGTCGAAGCAGATGCTACAGCGACATCGGCAAGCCGGTTGATCCCGCCGCCTGGGAGTTTGCCTGGAATCATCTTCGCCTCCTATGTCGGGTCGATCTCTTGGCCGACATACGCGACCGTGACCGTAGCGGCTACTGTGTCGTCGTAGTTCGTCGCCACGAACTTGAGGTAGAGTGGATCGCTCCACAGTGGCACCGTCTTGCGCACGGTGTTGCCTGCATCACAAGTCACATCGAAATACCCAGTCTCGTCAGCGCCGTAGTCAACGCATTGCGACCATGCAGCCGTCGTATCTTCCGTGCTTGCCCGCGCATGGATTCGCACGTCGCCCGATGCCGATGCGTGGAACTGCACGACCGCTTCACAGATCAACTCCGCGAACTTCGTGCAGTCCACCTTGGTGCATTGCCCGAGTGTCGTAGAGCTTGAATTGCTGACCGCCACGCTCGACATGATTTCGGTTCTGTCCTTCGTCAGTGCCATCTCATCCCCCCATCGCACGACCCTGATCGTTTATCGGATTCCACGGAATATGCTTCACTCGCACCCAAACCTGAGCCCCTGTCGGAACAGGGGAGATCATTGCGTAGTTCTTGCGCGTCTGCGTATACGGAGCAGAGCCCCAACGCCCCTCCCTGCCGATCGACGCCCAAACGTCCGTATGGTCAAACTGCCATGACCGGCAGGCATTCCAGCTCGCATGAACGGCACTCACCCACGTTCCATCGTCTCCCTGGGTAACGAACGTCCGAAGGTGAAGACCGCTCGGAGTGGGCAGCTTTTCCATCGCGCCGAGCAACCACGCCTGATACCGCGCCTGGCGCTCTTCTTCGGTGAGGTCCTGCCCGAGCCAGTACGCGCGTTCGCCGATCACCTTGTTGACCGTGCCGGAGATGATGGTCTGCCCTACTTGGTTCTCCACGTCGAATGTCCACTCAACGCTCATGACTCCAACGTCGATTGTGTAGTCGTTCCCCACGAAGCGGATGTAGTCGTGCGGCTCCGCATTCGGGTACACATAGGGGATCGTGATCCGCACATCCGGCGTTGGATCCATGAGGTCATGAAGGCAGGCGTAAGCATAGTCCTCGGCCTCTCCCTCAGTGTCGATGCAGGACCCTCGCTCCTCGACAAGGCGCATCTTGCAGTACTTACGCGCCGTCCCGCCTGACGGGATTCCATAGTTGTCGCGCGAGGTCGAGTCGCTAACGATGATGTTGTTGGTGCGGGCAATCGTCCGGTCGTAGTAGTAGAGTTGAATGAAGTTCCGAACGTCCTCAATGCCCACCTCAACGTCGCGAACGGAGAACTGCCCGGTGAACGTGGCGTCTACTCCACGAGCAGCCTGGACCAACGCTGTCTCAGCGCTGAGACCTGTCCCGTAGCGCAGCGGGTCGTAGAGGACGGGATAGAATCCCTCCCCGCTTGTTGACAACGCAGATCCATCGTTGAATGCGGTTGCGTTTGCCTTGTACCGACAGGCCAGGACGTAGCCTGTCGGATGGACCGCGTTCTGTAGCGCCTCCCACGTCGTGACCTCGCCCGTCGCGTACGTGTCGATCGCGAAGTTCGGATTGTCCTCAACGACCACGTGGGCTAGGTTCCCCGAGAACTCTGAGTCGGCCAGAACCGACGCGGTGAGATCAGCGATGGTCCGGCCTTCGTAGACCCACTTGCTCATGCGCTGGTCGCGCTTGTACCGAGAGGAAATGCCATACGGCTCGAACGACACCGTGTCGTCCATCTCGACCTCAGTGTGTGAACTCGCTCCTAGCGCATAGCCCTGAAAGGCAAGCTCCCACGAGTCGCCAGCGTCCTTGCGGATGTAGGCACGCACGTCGTGAGACCGTTCGAGCAGAGGGTCGTATACGCTCGATCCATCCTTGTTGAGAGTCGAACTAGAGTCCAGCGGATCGAGCGAGTTCAGGTTCGGATGATTCGTCAGGTCGACACGGCAGTACCAATCCTTGCGATCGACATCCGAGCCAACGGTGATTCGCCTGACGCGATCGGCGATGTTCCTAGTCGTTCCATCGGTATGATCGACCTCGAACTTGAGCAAGACCGCTTGCTTGTTCGTGGCCTTCGTGAAGGACCTCACCCGATTCTCCTAGTCAGACCTGATGCGGAATGCGACTTCCCAACGTATTCGCGCCCATTGCGGTCGATCACCTTGACCATATAGTCGGCACACTCGCGGTAGAACCCGGAACCGAGATAGACCTTGACATCCATGCCGCCAGCCCCTGCCCCAGCGAACGCGGGAGATCGCCCTATCGGCGCAATCGTTTCTCCTACATGCGCCTTGACTGCTACCGGAGCACCGATCGGCAATGCCGGCATTCCCGGCAAGGCACCGATCTCCCCTCCGTGTTGGAAGCCCGGCGACAAGAGGTCGAAGAGGAAGGCAGCCAGCCCGCCGCCGATAGCCCCAAGTGCTGCCGCGCCCCACCGGACAGGATTGATCCCTGCGGTCGCCCCGACGATCGCGCCGCCAACAACTGCTAGGGCGTAGACAAGCGCGCGCTTCAAAAGCCCGATCTGCGTCTCGATTCCAGACAGCTCGGACTTCACGCCATCGAAGTCCATCAGGCCGCCGAGTTCGTCGATCCAGTTGTCGATGGACGCCGAGAGTTCATTCCATGTTGGGAGGTTCTCTGTCAGCCAGGCCGCGCCCGCTTCGATTGCGTCCACAACGCGGTCTAGCCAGTCTGTCAGGTCCTCGATCCACCCGGGGCCTTCCTCAATGAACCATGTGATCCCGCGTTGGATCCAACTGATGATCCCATCGAGCGTGATCCCGTTGCGTTCGAGGAAGTCCCCGACGATGCGGATGGACTGGTCGGCCGCATCCATGATGTCCGGAAGGCGCGAGGTGATCCACGACCAGAGCCGCGACGCTTTCTCGCGAACGCCCTCAAGGATGTCCGTCCAGCTTGAGATCCCGAAGCCCTCGAGCAAGCCGATGATCGCCTCTCCGAGTGCCTGGCCGAACGGCTCGGCCCACGGCGGGATTTCGATCTCTGCGCCGCCCCCTGTGGAGGGCGGTGGTTCGCCGGGTCGGATGGCTTCATAGCGTAGCCGCTCCATCTTCCAGCCGATCGGGACGTTGAGGTTCTGTAGCGCCTCCCTCGTTTCATCGTTGACATCGCTCTGGATGCCGAGCCACTCACGGACCACCTTGATTGCAGCGGCAATCGGCCACAAGAACTCGCCGATCAAGTCGTAGAACGCCTGCCAGATTGGCCGGGCTTCCTCTTGGATTGCCTGATAGGCCGCGCTCTTTTGGATCAGGCTTGTGAACGAACTGATGAGGGAGCCGACTACTCCGAGGAGGGCATTGAATCCTTCGACCAGCAAGTCCACGCCCTCGAGCGTCGTCATCTTCACCGCAGATACCGCGAGGTTCGCCAGTGCGCCGAGGATGCCGCCGCCGCCGAGCAGGCCGGCGATTCGGTCAAACGATGAAACGTAGAAGTCAAGCACCTTCTGCAGCTCGCGCCGCCGTTCCTCAAGGCCGGAAACGAACATGTCAAGCACAGAGCCCGCGAGGCCAAGCGCGCTCGTGATCGCAGCAAGCGGATCGGTAAGTCCCTTCTTGAATACGTCGAACAAGCCACTAGCGAACGTGCTGACTTTCTCGGGCAGGACGCCAATTGCCTCTTGGATCAGCGCAGACCATCCTTTGTCAAGCCACTCCGCCGCCTTCTCCTTCCACGTCTTCTCTGGCGCGAAGAATGCCTTGGCCTCCCCTGCGGCCGCCCTCAGGGCCTCCGCCAAGTCAAACTCGCCAGCCTGTTCGGCGAGCTGGATTCGCTTCTCGAGGACGCCCAGCAAGTCGCCCTCCATGCCGGTCAACATGTTGAGCACGTCAACCTGATTGAGTCCCGCCATCCCAACGCCGGCGAGAACTTCGGAGACCGTCTCCGCTTCAGCCGACAGGGCCGGGAAGTCAGCGGACATCTGACGAATTGCCTCTGCTGCTGTCATCCAGTCGCCGGTAGCGAGCGCCTGTGCGATGGGCGCTGTGAACTGCTCGCGGAATGCGTCAAGCATGGCCGTTGCCGCATCCTTCGCAGCCTGCTCCTGTTCCCGGCGCGCTTCCTCAGCTGCCCGCTCTTGTTCCCGGAGTGCCTGCTTGGCCTGGGATTCCGCTTCGCGTGCAGCCGTCTCCTTCTCGCGTGCGGCCTTCTCTTCAGCGGCCTGCATCTCGGCTGCGATCTCCTCGGGGTTCATTCCGCTCGTGTATTGCTGGATGCGCTGGTAGAGCTCTTCGATCGCTGTCCCGGCCTCCCCTGTGCCAGCGCCCAAGCGCCACATGCCATCTCGCAGCATGGACAGCACGCCCGATGCGCCGGAGATCTCCGAGATACGCTCCGCCATCTCGCCGATGGAAAGCTCGGCCTCGTATGCCACCTCCTCCGGGATGCCCTTTGGGATACCCGCCCGCGTTTCAAAGGGAGCGTGCGTCGTGGTTGTGATCGTCTGCGTGCCCGTAGTCAGCTCTTCGATGACTCGGTCGATCTCATCGAAGATCGTCCCGGCCTCGGAGATCGCCTTTGCCTGGAGGCTCTGTGCGAGCGTCTGGGCGGCACTAGCGGCCTGACGCATCGAGGATGCAGCCTCGGCCGCGGCGTCGCTTGTGACCCCCAATGCTCGCTCGAGATAGGCGATCGTGCTTTCTGTCTCTCTAGTCGCTTGGCCGAAGTCCCTCTGTGCCTCCAGCAAGTCACGTTGCTCAACGAGTGCGCCCTCAAGGATGCTGTGGATCTCTCTGAGCAAGTCGGGCTTGTCTCCCAGTTCATCGGCGAAGCGGACGAACATGTCGACCAGCTCTCTTGTCGGCGTGCCCATTCCCTCAAGCTGGTCCCAGACGTCTCGGAGCGTGCCGACGGTGAAACCCGCGAGCTGCTCTCCGTCCTGAATCGCTGCAGTCGTGGACCGCTGTAGCTCGTCGAAGGCGTCGACGATCGCCTGCCAGTTCTCCGGGCGGAGTTGCTCGGGCAGCGCAGCGAGGTTGGCGACAAAGCTCTCTAGCTGCCTCAGAGACGCGCCGATCATCGCCATCTCTGTTGGCTTGCTGTACTGCTGGCTCAGTTGATACAACTCGCCAAGGGCGGCAACCGGGTCGTCGAAGTTGAGTCCGCCAAGCGCTTCCGCCAAAGCAGAGACATCCGCGGCGGAGGTCTGGGTTTCAGCAGCAACGCGGCCGAGGATGTCCTCCAGTATGGCGATCTCGTCTTCGAGCCCTTCCATGCCGAGGCGCTGGAGCTGCTCGAAGTCGCCGAGCAATGTACGAGCGGCACTTCCGCCGGAAAGCAGGGCCGCCGGGATCTCGCCATACGTTGCGAGGAAATCCTGAAGCGGGGCGAGAGCCTGCGTTGGGTCTTCCTCCATTGCCGCTCGAAGCTGCTCGAATGCGTCAGCCCACGCCAGGGCGCTCGCTGCATCCTCTGGACTCGGCACCGCGCCCGGTGCCGTGCCTGGTGCTCCGCCCGGTGCTTCACCCGGCGGTTGCGGGGCACCCCACGTAAAGACCTGCGGAGGCTGCGCACCGAAAGTCGGTCCAGTTCCTGCCGGTGCCGCCCCAGCCCCGAACGTGATGCCGCTGAATACGGCCGACGCGGCTCCCTCTGCTTCCTCGGTCATCTCTTCGAGGTCGCCAGTAATCAAGGCAATGGTCGCCCGTAGGTTGAGGAGGTCGGCCTCCCAGGTCGTTGTCATCTGGCTCATGGCTGTCTCGATGTCGCCAAGGACGGGGAACATGCCCTCCCAATCCGCGAAGAGTTCGCGCAGGCCAGCATTCCACGCGTCCACGGCTTCTCCCAGCGGGAGGTCCATGACCTCCTTCTGAAGGTCAAACAGGGCAATGGAGAACCGATAGAGTGCCCTACGGCCTTGGATGTCTAGATCCTCGGTCTCCTCAATGGCCTCTCGGATGGCGATCCGGATCCTCTCGAAAACGCCGGCCAACTGCTGTTCGCTGCCTGTCGCGACAGCGAGATTCAGCAGGTAGTCGAGTTGGGCGCCGAACGCCTGCAGGCTTCGCTCTGCCTGTGCAACCGGCCTGTCGATTCCCCCACCAGCGAGCGCCATCCCGAGGGCGGTAAGCGCAGAGACGAGAGCGAGGATTGGGTTCGTGAAGACAACGATCGCCGCCAAGGCTGCCCCAACGGCTTCGAGCCCCGTTACAACCTGACGCCAGTTACCGATCACCCACTCGAAGGAGCCGGCCAAGGTGCTGAAAAGGCTTTCGAGCGCAGTTTCCAGCGCCCCGGACTCCTCAGCCCACTCAACAACTCTGTTGACGGTTGGGATTAGCGTGTCCTGTACAAGCCTAGTGAGGATCGGGATGACCTTCTCTCCGATCGTGACCTTGAGCAACTCCCACGAGCCTCGGAGGACTTCGAGCTGGCCGGAGAGCGTTTGCAGGCGAACTTCGGCCATCTCCCGCGCGGCACCACTCGCGTTCTCGAGCAGTGTCACCATCTCGCGCAGTCCATCGTTGTTCTGAATCAGCGCCGCGAGGGCCGGCCCGGCGCGCTTGCCGACCATTGCGATGACCTCAGCAGTTGTCGCTCCGTGCTCTGTGAGCACTCCGAGAATCTCCGAGAACTGCAGCAACTCGCCGCCCGGCCCCGTGATGTCCGCGAGGCTCACTCCCATCTCGTGTAGCTGGTCTACAAAGTCACCAGACGTAGCGATGAGTTCGGAGAAGGCAAAGCGAAGGGAGGTGCCGGCCATCGAGTTGCCGGATACAATGGCTTTCCCGTTCCGCCGCACAATGAGGAGGTGGTTTGGAACTTCGGCACAGAATACCTCTCCGTCGTATTCAACCCATCCCTCAAACGCCTCGTGGCGCGATCCATCTAGTCTCGCACCATGTGCGCCCGTGTATTCACTCGGCGTGAACCATGGGTGCGATCGCTTGCGGATATTGACCTTCCATTGGTCAAAACGAGCGCGGATCGGCCGCCCCTCTGATTCCAGATTCGTCTCATGGCCAGCACGCGCAACCAGGTATATTGATGTAGAGAACCCTAGCTTGAGCGCGGTCTCCATAACATCGTCGCGAAGCTGGATGGAAGATGTGTAGTATGCTCCGTTTTGGTCTCCGTCTCCTTCAATCAAGGCCGCGAGCAGGAGCCGCAACAACCTCGGAGACCACTCCTTCGCGTACTGTGGAATGCGCTTTTCATGAGCCTTCCCAAGCCGACGAACTTCATTCCAAAGCTGCTGATTGGTGATCGAAAAGCCATCCTTGCTTTCAACAACAGCCCACGGGAGCATGGCGAGAACACTGCGCATCCGGTCGCGCACATCCCCAGGGCGCTGAGTGATCCTCACGCGGTAGTTACCGCGATGCACATCCGAACTCCCCTCTGAGATGTACCACCCCAGAAATGCCGCCCAAAGCTCAGCGTCGACCTCAAGCGCGGAGACTTCCTTCACCCAACTACCGCGATACTGCTGGAATCCTGGGAGTCGATACGTAGCAGCATCATTGCCGCGCCATTCCATTGCGCCCGTTTGATAGCGTACTTGCCGCCCAGCAACTTCTTCGGCCGTCAAAACCTCATAGGCCTCTTGCCCGCGTCCCATAACCCACATCCGGTGATCTGGCGTGACAGACAAGTCAATTGATTGGTTCCGCACTTGATACATGCACCCATTGTGCCGATAGCGCACAAGCCGCGACGGGCTCTGGTACTCAATCTCGTTGGACTCTGGATTCAATGTGGCAAACTCGTCGTCCATGCGCGCGTCTTGCCACGAGATCCATCCGCGGCGCGTTAGCACATCCGTCTGGTCGTCGTAACAACCTTGAATGCCAACATCGCCGAGCTTCGCTACAGCAGCCACGGTTTCCTCGAGTGAGAACCCGGCCGATCGCGCGATGGGTGCGATGTACTTCAGGGATTCGCCAAGCATGGTGACCGTCGTGTTAGAGCTGGCCGCCGCCTGGGCGAGAACGTCAGCAACTCGCGTGCTCTCAGAGGCTTCGAGGCCAAGCGCGCGGATGGTCTTCGACGCGATGTCCGCCGCCTCGCCGAGGGAGATGGACGCCGCGGCGGCCATGTCGGCAACGCCGGCCATTGAGCCGATGATCTCAGTCGTGGAGAATCCCGCGCGGCCCAGCGCCTCCATGCCGGCCGCGATGTCTGTCATGGTGAACTTGGTCGTCTTGCCGAGTTCCTTGGCCGTCTGCTCAAGCTGCTCGAATTGCTGGGCGGTCGGCTGCGTGACGGCCCGCACGTCGGCCATCGCCTGCTCGAAGCTAGCGGCTGCACTGACGACAGAGTTGAGGCCCTTGACTACAGCAGCAATGCCGACGACGCCGATGGCGATCGTGGCGAACTTCGCCATGCGGCCATGCCAGCCGCGAAGCGTGTTTCCCGCCGCGAGTAGGCCAGCATTGAGCCCCTGCTGGCGGGCCATGAGGTCAAAGTAAGCTGTGCCAAGGGCTTCGCCTTGTGCCATGGCCTGACCGCCTTCCTAGGGGTGTCTTGTCGGCACCCCCTTCATCCTGCACTCCGCATCGAGCCAGATCTCGTCGTCTACCATCGGGCTAGGAGCCGCCGCGCGGATGACTTCTATGCCGTCCTCGCCATACATGCCGGCTGGATTCTGTGCGCGCTCTAGCGAGGCCTTGGCGCACACGAGATCTATCGCATAGCCGAACTGGATGTCGTCCAGGTCCCACACAAACTCGACGCCGAAGATCGCCTTGAGGTTGAGGCCTGCTACAATTCCGGCGTACTCTCGGACGTTGAGTTCGCTTCCAGCTCGGTCGCGGATTCCCCCGTGTCACCACCTGCCTCTTCAGCAAAGAACTCTTTAGCCGTCTCTGGCTCTTCCCCTGAAATCTCACCATCCCTCATGTTCACAAGGCCTGTCACGGACAGGAACATCGCATCAAGCAAGTTCCCGTTGTCGCCAGCAAGCCAGCGGTCTACGAAGTCGCGATTGAGTAGAATCTTGTTGCCGGCGCTATCAAGTGCCGGCTTGCCGTTGTCTGGGTCAATGACTTGCTCGCCGCCGTGCGCTTGTCGTAGCGACATGGCGATTGCGTCCATCATCAGTTCGCGGTCGAAGTCTGGGAACAGTTCCTTGGCGTAGGACCCCCACGTTAGGTATATGTTCGACTGCCTCCGGGTTTTGATGAACTCAACATCGCGTTCATCCATGTCCTTGAAAGGAATGTCCATATCGATCCCGCGCTCAATGGCTTCTGTGATAGTCTTCTTGTGGGCTTCGTCTACTGCCTCGGCCCACCGGACTGCAGCAGTGTTACGCAGCGTTGAGAGCGAGAAGTCCATCCGCTCGCCGCGTTCCTTCTGCGCCGCGCGGACCATCTTCTCCAGCTTCGCCTGCCGCCCCAACGAGAGGCGGGGGAGCTCAACAGCCACCCCCGCCACCTCGAAGGACTTTGAATGCTCGCTCTGCTGTGCCGCCTCATACGACCGCAACAGATTCGACTTCACGATTCCCCCCTTACACTTCCGTGAATCCCGGAATCCCCGAAGGCACCAGAGTCACTGTGCGCGTCTGTATGCCGTCTCGCTCAATGCCATGCTCGACCGAGCTGATCCGGCACGGACACTCCCACCGCTCATAGCTATTCCCCTTGCGGGTGAATGCCACGAGGAAGGTCTCGACGTCCTCTGCGACCTCGGGATAGGTATCCGACCCGTTCCACCATGTTTCGATCGGGCCGATCTCCTTCGTGTGCATCGTTGGCGTATGCTTGGGATACGCCCCATCGCCGAACTCCGTCGTCTCCCGCATCTCAACGCGCTCTGACACGGCGAGGTTTCCGTGTGCCCCGTTCAGCTTCTCGAGGAAACGGAACTCGAGGTTGTCGAAGTAGCTCGTCTGCGAGCCGGCGCCGATACTCGTTGTCACCTTCACCATGACTCGCTGCGTCGTTGCGGGCGCTTCGGTAAAGAGCGACCAGTAGCCCCACTTCGCATCGCCGTACCACTTGTTGTTCGCTTCGATCGTATCCTGAGCAGAGGCCAACGCTGTTCCGTTGGAATCCTGGAACTCGACGTACAGAGTGCCCGTATTCGTCGTGGGTAGCTTGGCCCACACAGAAGCGACGCCCGACACTGACGCTGTGAGCGACGTGTCGAATGTGCGAACCTGGTAGAGGCCACATTCGCCCAAGGCCTTGTTGACGACCTTCGCGCCGTAGGACCGCTCATTCCAGCCCTTCAGGGCTTCGACCGTTACCGTATCGCCGGCACCAGCCGACGCGACAATCGGCGTCCAGAAGTAGATCTCATAGGACTCGTTCGTGTCCATGATGTCTGCGTCGAGTGTTAGCTCGCCGCTGTCTACAACGGCTGCGACTGTCGCATAGGTCGCATCGCTTGTGTTGTGAACGACCGCCCCAAGCAGATCCTTGGTGAATCCGCCGTCTGCATCGTGTAGCTTGAGCGCCTCTTTGTCATCGGCCTTGCTTGCGAGAATCACCGGCCAGTTGCTCAACTCCAAGTCGGAATCGCGCATGAGCTGATACGTCGTCTGCGAAGAGATCTGAACGTCCTTCGCCTTCCAGAGGACGGCGAGATAGCCTTTCTTCGTCGCCATCTGCCCTCACCCCCTCACTACAGCCCGACCGTGCTCGGCGTACCGTAGAAGAGCCACGTGATGTTGACCGTCTGCACGTCATCCATCGAGGCACCCCACTCGATCGCCTCGCACAGCGCACTGCCGGAAAGGAGAGTCGTTCCGCTCGCTGTATCCTTGATCGTGAGCAGTTTCGAGGTGTCGTTGGTCATGCACGACTGTGCAGCAACGATCGCCACGTTGGTCGCATCCCACAGCACCGGCAGTGTCATCCGAATCGGATCGTACATGCCGCCTTCAAAGACCCTGTACGGCACGTTGCCGTCACCGATGCACGTGATCTCGATCTGATTTCGCGTGCGGCCGACACGGACTTCGCCGCGAGTCTGCACCTGCGTTCCCGAGAACTCTACGTACCCGAGATACCCCTTCCTATTCGCCATCTTTCCTCACCCCCATGCCTGACCGCCATGTGTGTGTCGCCTGCTCCAAGTGACTGAGCAAGCTCGCCTTCATCTCTTCGCCTACGCTTGCGACGCCGTTCTGGAATTGCTTCCGCCCAACATCTGCAAGCAGCTTGTTCGCGTCTGCTATGTCAATCCTCACGTAGTGCCTACACAACGCCGTGTAGTCCACGTAGGTTTCAAAGCCCAAGTCCTTCGCCTTGCGGAAGAACACGAAGTCCTCGCCCCAGCCCTTCGTGCCCCATTCGTCGGTTTCCTCCCATGCAAACACTCCATGCGGCATGGCTTCCATTACTTCTGCCTTGACCAAGCAACAGGCTAGGCTCGCAATGTCTACCCTCTGAACCCCCGGGCTGTTCGGCTCGCGGTAGTGCGGTGAGTACCCATTCGCCTTCTCATTCCAGTTGAGGGCAATGTGCATCGGCCCATGATCCTTCCATGCCTGAACGAGGAAGCCACAGATGTCCTTGTCGTGTCGCAGAAGTACATCGATGGCGTCCTCCGGCGGCTCCGTATCCGAATCGACCCACAGCATGTGCGTAAACGGACGGATGCCCTTGCCCCTCAGCCGCTCTTGTGTCTGCACGAACTCCCGGTGGCAGACGTTCCGTGCGCGGTGATGAGGCACGACGTTCATCGGTCCGTATACATGCAGGACGTACTTTCCTGACTCGCCCCACTCGAATAGCCGCTTGGCCGTCGGCCACGCGATGTCCACCTTGTTCGGCATGGCGATGAAGATGCGCGGCTTGTCGAGCACATCCCCCGCCGTCGCCCCAACGAGCTTCTCAGAGACGTGAACCTGCGCCACGTCTCCTGCCGGCGCACGCTTCGTCAATCGCCCGGACTCATCGCGGACAAGCTCGTAGCTGTTGCCTTCAGCGTCTTCGCGCACGGGATTCGCGCCAGCAACGTCGCTCGGGCCTACGTTGTAATGCGCGTCGTCGTAGTCGTAGGATTCAATCCCGAGGAATGCGAAGATCCGATCCTGCTCTTCGTGGCTACTCAGATCCTCCATTCGCACGACCAGTACGTTGTCATGCTCCTTGGCCATCTCCATGATCGCGCGGTTGTAGTCGTCGTAGTAGCGGCCCAACGCCTCGCGCTTGGTCTCCGCATCGTAGGACGGATGGATCATCGACCAGATGTTTCGCTGCCACTTCGTCCCGTCGTGGTCGATCCAGTGGTTGACCCCATCCTCGCCGCCCGTCTTCTTCACGAACGACTCGACGAACGCCTGCTTGTCTGCGCGGATCAGCGCAATGACCTTGAAGTCGGGGAAGTCCTCCGCGATGTTGTCGAGGTAGGGCAGCCAGAAGCTCGCAACATCGCCAACAAGCCGATGCGTCTTCAGCCGCTCCTTGAACCGCTCGGCGTGAATGCGATACGGCTGCATCGGATCTTCAAGACCGTAGACCCGGCGCAGAATCTCTCGCTCCTCCTGAGTCGCTTCCTCCTTCAGCCAAGGCATGAGCGGCTCGGCTTCATGCGTCACCTTGCAGCCGTCCTGCTTGTTCAGCAGGCGAGCAAGAGACACCGTGCCACAACGCCCTGTTCCGATCCCGATTACCAACATGGCCTGACCGCCTTTCTCCTAGATCACCGTCTTGTATCGCTTGAACCCCTGGTGATACCCCGCGCCCTTGATGTCGTGGAACTCATGCGCCGGCCCAAGTAGCCCGTCTAGCCGGACCTTGCTCACACCTGCCAGCGTCAACTCCGCGCCGTCTAGTGCGCCCTCTACCGCCTCGCCTACCGCCAAGTAGCTCGCGTAGGTCGCCGCGAACCAACTCACCTGCAAGCTCGGGAACCGCACTGCTACGGCGCTGTTGCCCGTCACGCCGATCAAGTAGTCCTCGCGATTCGACAGTGGGCAGTCGATCACGATGTACGGATAGCTCGGGCTGTCTGGTATCTCGCCGCGCAGGTACACGCCGCTCAGACTCCCATCTGCCACCAGCGCCGACGTTGCGGAGTCCGTGGCCAGCGTATTCTTGACGTGCCATGCAAGCTGCGCCTGCCAGCCCATCACTCCTCGCCCCCAAAGAATGCACCGCCTGTCCGTCCTTGGGTGTACTTCAGGTCCACACCAAGGATCTTCTGCCAGCGATCCCAGCATTCATCCTTTGTCAGCGTGATCCATGGGCGCGGGTCCATGTTTTCGGTCCCTGTTTCCAGATGCTTCGCATAGATGAGCTTCTTTCCGCCAGCCGTCATGCTAAGAACACCCCAATATCCCGTAAGGCGGTTCCCATCTAGTTTGAACGTGATGCGCCCTTTCAGTGTCGCGGTATCTACATGCGGGTACTCATATGCCTTCGACGGTTCTCCCGTGCGTTCCATGTTTTCCTTGGCTGTCGCAACAGCCAGGACACAGCAATCGCGCAGCTTCTCCATCACAGCGTCCCGGGCCATTCTCTCGAAGGCCTTCGTGTTGATCGTTACACTCACGTCAGCCCCCTCACATGCACCGTGTGGACCTCAAGGTGATGCCCCGTCTCGTCAGGATTCACCACACTCAGCACCTTGTACAAACTCGACCCGTAGGACACGTAATAGCCCTCGTCGATCGTCTCGCTTGGGCGGAACAGAAACGTGTGTGTCGCCACTTCCGCTTCCCCGCCCGCCTCAATCTCCAGCCGCTCTCTTCGGAAGTAGGACCCCGAGAGCACCCGGCACTTCACATCCGCCGCTGAGAGCGTTAGTGAATCGGTCACTCCGAAGCTGCCCTCGACCTCAACGTTTCGGTAGAGGTCGCAGACCTGATTCAGCCAACTCACGCGATGGCCCCCGCGAATACGTTCACCGACCCGCCGAGCCGGTCGAGCCGCCGCAACAGGTCAGAGAAGAGCACGTCGTCTTCCTTCCACGTCACGTTGTACTCACCGACTTGCAGCTTCTTTGGGTTCCCATCCTGGCGGTATTGCTGGTCGATCTTCATCAACGCCCGCGTCGCCATCTCCAACACGACGTCCTTCAACTCCGTCGGGATCGCCCGGGCGCCGGATGTCGAATCCGAGAACCCACCCGTGTAGGTCAGCGTCACATACTTCCGGTATCTCGGCCGCACGGTCGCTGGCTCTAGGTCGTCCTTGTCCGATTCGACGATCCGGATGTAGTCATCGTAGGCGTAGAACTCCTCGTTTGACTCACTCAGCGTGTCCGTATCCCACACGACCGTTGCTGACCCCTGGATTGGGGGGTGGATGACCGGGATGGTCAAACACCCCCCGTCTAGCTTCTCTGTCACGCTGGCCTCGTCAAAGCCGTAGCGCGGATCGCGGCCGCAATGGGCCGCTGCGAGCGCCTTCGCATTCGTCAGCAGCGACGATACTGCCGCTGTAGTCGTCCACTCGGCGCTCGACAGGGTCGCCCCTGCCCGCGTTGCTACGTCGCTCGCCGTAGGCCAGGCCATGACTAGCTCGCCGTGTTCGGCCTCACGGGCCGGTTGAAGCCAACTAGCACCGCCGCGAAGTCGCAAGCCTCCGCCGCCCCCATGTCGTACTGGAGCGCTACGTAGGGGTAGAGATCCTGCAGCTCGTAGGTATGCACGCCGTCAGTCGTGATCGCCTGGTCCGAAGACAGGGCATCCGTCGAACTCGTGCCGCTCGTGTCCTTTGCCGTCAGAAGTTGTACCGTCAACGTCTCAGAGCTCAGGCCCGAAACGTCGATAATGAGTCCGCCATCACGGCAGTTGTCAATCGATGTCCAGCCGGTCGTCTGCTCTTTCGCTCCGCCCGTGTCCGTGTAGGTCTTCGCCCGGAACAGTTCCCGAGTGTAGAAGTTGTCGTCAAAGCTCATTCGGGGCATCTATGTCACCTCCCCTACGAAGTCGCCAGATTCGAGATGATGTCGAAGTTGACTGTCCGGCGAAGCGCGAAGTCCACCCGATGCACGCCAATGATGCCGTGCTGGAGCTTCTCGCCGTAGGAGCCGTCCTTCAGCACCCGAATCTCGATTCCGCCACCCTCGGCAATCACACAATCGCTGAAGTTCCCGAGGATGATCTTGTCGTTGTCGTACTGCGTCGAGGCGTAGTAGTTCATCCCAAGAATCATCTTCTTCTCGCCTTCCCAGAAGCTCGGGATCAAGATGTACTCGGAATCGCCTGTCTTCAGCTTGCGGATCAGATCTATCTGCGTCGGATGCGTCATCCACCCGCTGTAATCGCCGTTGCGGCCTTCGATGTTCGCCTTGCGCGTCAGCAGCAAATCGCCGGTGATCTTGCTGCCCGAGTTGTCCGTCGTGTAGGACGAGATACCCGGCCAGTTCAGAAGACCAAGCGGCTGCGTACCGCCCGTGCCATCGTAGAAAGCTGCGTCCTCTGCCAGTGCAATTTGCTCAGCCAGATCCTGCCGAACCAACGACTCAACCGCCTCGTTCGACGCCCGAAGCAGGTCCTCGTCGATCACGACACGCCCAGCACATCGGCGCAGTCGCATCTCGACTTGACCGAATGTCAGATCGGACGCGGTGATCGCACCCGGCTGTGCCTCCATCCCAATCCAGTAGCCACTAGACGCCGACTCCTGAGTGTTCAGCATGAAGTGGTACGGCGCGTTCTGGATGACCGTCGCGCCCGCAGCGTAGAACTGCGCCTTCGCCTTGACCATCGAGATGATGCCGCTTGCCGTCACGCTCGGGACAAGGAACCCACCGTACAGATCATCGGCCGAATCTAGCGTTGCCTTCTCTACGCCATAAGAAGGATTCGCCCGGCACCATTCGCGCTCAAGTTCCGCTCCACGCCAATCACCGTAGATCTTCCCGCGAATCGCCGCCGCGATGCTGAACGATTCCAGCTTGCGCTCCGGCTGCGGATGAACTGCTGGTGCCGCGAACTTCTGCTCCGGCTGCTTCTCACCCGCCTGCGCAGGATCGACCGCCTTCACCTGCGCCGGAATTGAATCCGCCCTCTGGACGGTCTTCCCGTCCTCCGTCTCTGCGCTATCCGCCCCGCTATCCAGTAGCTTGCTGGCGACCTGGACGGCAAGCGCATCGAGCTGCTCTTCTGTCAGCTCAGTCGTCAACTGCTCTTGGTCCATCTCTTTCACCCCCAAAGGCCTGACCGCCTTTCGATCGGATCACCTTCGCCGCCAGCTCGCGTGCTCTACCGCGCCACATTTCGGCGGCCTCTATTGCCTTCGCTTCCGCCTCTACCGCCGACCGGAGTTCGATCTCCAGGCCAGCGACCAATCCTTCTATCTCTTCATAGGCTTCGTCCGCCGTGAGCGCGCCTGCTACATGAGCCAGGCGGATCTCATCCAAGGATGCGAGGCCCTTTGCGTCTTTCAGCTCGGGCACGTCATCGGGATCAACCCCGAAGTCATCGACCAGGTGTTTGCGCACGTGCGCGTATACACCCTTCCGATCTCCCTCGGGGATGTTCGTCCCGCCACGACCGCCGTTGAGCACACCGATCGCCGCCGAGCACGCCCGCTTGTTGACCGCCTTGCCGTCCTGATGATGGTGAGCGAACTTGTACGAGCCCTTGTTGTCCGGCTCCTCCGAGTCAACCCACGCACACATGACCTTGAGATCGTCGATGTCCGCAGGCGCGCGCTCCTTGCCGTTGTCCCACTCAGTGCCGGGATCGGCCTTCGGCGTGCCGTCAGGATGGGCTCGGGCGTAGGTGATAACGCCCTTGTCTGCGGTCGCAGACATACCGTCATCACCGGGCTCGTCCTCGATCTTGACCAGGTTCTCCCCAATCGTGATCGTGACCGTGTTGCCGCGCTCGTCCTTGAAGGTCGTCGACGGCACTGCCACCTGCTTCGGCCGCCCCTGAGACTCACCAGCAACCCACAGCGACTTCATGACCGGACTCGGGCCGGCCATCACCATCTCGCCGAACGCCTCAAGCGATCGCACGGCATCTCGGTTGCTCGGGATGACTACAGGCGAGAACTCGAGCAGCTCCCACTCTTCGTAGACCCAGCCCTCGTATCCTTCCTTCGTCGGCCCCCACTTGATCGGAAGGAAGCCGATCGACGTGGCATTGATCGCATTCGCATCCCACCACGCCTGATACTTGGCTGCGAGGGAATCCGGCAGGTCAACGAGCCACTGCCACTGCGCCCATGCTGAGTTCTTGAGGACCTTCAGCTTCTCGGCCAATCCGACAGGGAAGTCGTGCATGTGCATCGGTAGCACAACCGGATTCTTCAGGTAGTGCTCGACGAGCATCCCGCCTGTCTGTACCACGTCGCCATCACGATCGACATTGGCCGAAGTGATGACGCTCGACGCTGTGGGCCGATCGGATTTCAGCCCGGCGTAGTCCAGCGTGTGAACCGCCTTCACTTCGCCTTGCGGCTCATCCCGTGCAGCCAGCCCATACTTGAACACGCCGTCAACCTGCCCAGCCTCAAGCAAGCGCCCGAGCTCTTCGCGGGGGACCACCTGATGCTCGGCTTCGCCCTTCACCCTGACTTCGGTGATGCGCATGGTCCCCCCTTCCGCTTGACCGCCTTGGATCGCACGAGCCGCCCGCCGCAGCGGGGACACTCACGCGCCCACGATTTCACGACCATTCCGCACTGCTCGCACTTAAGCTTCATGGCTACTGCGTGTTCACCACGCCTACGTCGTAGTTCCAACGCACTCCGTAGAGGTAGAAGTCATCCGTGTCCGCCGTAGAGGTCAGCTCGACGATCAGGTAGGTATCGTCGCCGGTGAGGTCCGTATCCTGGCCAATGCCCGTGCTGTTGGTCACAAGGCTGGCCCACCCTCGCGCCGTGGTATCGGGAACAGCCAGCGTGTCGGTAAGGATCGCCGTGGTGTTGCCGTACTCGAACAGCCGCACGTCCATGTTGCATTCCTCGTTGGTTTGCTCGTGGACGTTGAACTGGAGAACCAGCGAGCCGGTCTGCCCGTTGTCGAGCCACAGCGGAGGCAGCGGGATTGCGAATCGACAGTAGTCCGCCGCATCGCCAATCGACACGTAGCCCTCAGTAGATCCGACAGAAGCCGCGCCACCGTCAAGGCCAGCACAAGTCAGTGGCATACCGCCGCCGAGCACCTCAAGGCCATTCACCGACGGCGTCTGCGCATCGGTGTTGTAGCCAATGCCGAACACCATGAACCGTTCGTCAAGCGAGTTGGTCGTCAGCGAGATCGTCCCGGCCGTCGATGAGATGTTCCCACCGGTGACCGTCGCAGTACCGTCAGTCAGAGAACCACCAGTAACCGCGCCGTCGCTCGTGATCGCGCCGTTTGCTTGGATGACACCTGCCGTGGAAAGCGAGACGCCGGTCGAGCCGTAGCCACCGCCGATCGCTGCACTGTCGGCCGTCAGGGATCCGTCTGTCGTGATCGCCCCGTTAGCCTGAATCACGCCAGCCGCCGACACCGTGACTCCCGTCGCGCCGTAGCCGCCGCCAATCGTTGCGTAGGTGATGCTGCCCGTCTGGCAGGTCATCGTTGTGAACGTGCCAGCCCCGGCAGATCCTGCGCCGATTGTCGCGCCGTCGACCGTCCCGCCGTTGATGTCCGCTGTAGTGACCGAACCAAGATTCGCAATCGTTGCGCCGGCAAAGGTGGCCGTAGTCGTCACCGTCAGGTCCTGGATGGACGCATCGTCTGCTACCGTGAGGTCCCCGCCAGTGCCTAGAAGCGTGATCGACCCAGTCTGCGATGTATTGCCTGTTCGATAGACTGCCCCAACATGCGTCAGAGCCCCCGCGATGTTCACCGCGTCATCGATGTCAACCACGTCAAGATTGGTTATCCCGTCCACGTCAAGATCGCCCGTGACATCGGCATCGTCCCCGACGGTCAGGTCGCCGCCTGCACCGATCAAGGTGACCGACCCTGTCTGAGTGGTATCGCCTGTAATCCCCAGGCTTGTCAGCCCCGTCAAGTCGCCGCTGGTCAACGTAGCCGTGCCGTCTGTAAGGGACGTGACAGTCGTTGCGTCCAGTGCGGCCGCCCCAACGAAATCGAACCCACCACCAGCCGTCCAGGTAAGCGCCTTGCTCGAACCCGTCTGCGTGATCGTCACATTGCCGGTCGTATCAGCAACTGAGATCTTCATCCACGAGTCAGCGTCGTAGCCGACGTAGTAGGACGGTGTGTAGAATGCGAGCGACGTGTCATTCGTCCACGTAGTCGCCTCGCCTGATCCAGCCTGAGTGATCGCCAGAACGCCGGTCGTGTCTGTCACCGCGAACTTCAGGTACGCCCCAGCGTCGTAGCCAATCGTGTAGCTCGGCGTGTAGAAGCTCAGTGATGTTCCGTTCGTCCATGAGGTCGCCGGCGCACTCCCAGCGTGCGTAATCGCCAGCACGCCAGTTGTGTCCGATACTGCGAACCTGATGTATGCCCCGGAATCATAGCCGAACGTCTGGCTCGATCCGTAGAATGCTGATGCCCCAGTGAACGACACCACGCCGACTAGGCTGATGTTCGTCTCTGTGATCGTCAGCGTGCTCGCCGTTGTGTTGTCAAGTTGCGCCCCGCCTACTAGGTCCATCCGCCCCGTGCTCGTAATGCCCCAGATGCAGGTAGACCCGTCTGGTGCCACGCGCCAGATGTGATAGTCCGAAGTACTGATGGCAAACGAAGACGCCGCCGCCAGCAAGACTACTCCCAGCGCGAGGACAAGTGCTCTCTTCATCTCTTTCACCCCCATGTTTCGCCTGACCGCTATCCGTATATCTGCATCAGGTGCTCGACGTACCGCTCGGCCTCGTGCTCGAAGTAGGCCGCCAGAGCGCCCTGGAATCGCTTGAACTCGTCTCCCTGCTCTAGGCCCTTCATCCAGTCCTCGAAGCCCAGCACGCCGAGCGCCTTGTATGTGGTAAACCCCTTCCTCCCCGGCATATGTGGGATCTCTTCACAGTAGCAGTTGATGTCCTCCGCGCCGATTCCCGTCATTCGCGGGGCAAGCGTCGCGACAGTCCCGCCGTCCATGCCCATGAACTCAAACGGATCGTCAATCGGAATCGCATTGCCCTTGGAATAGGCATCGTGCGCCCGGATGTGAGAAGTACGCGTATGGAACAACGTCGCCTGCCACCAATGCTGCTCTACCTTCACGTCCGAATAGAGCTTGTGCTGCCCGAAGCTCACTGCCTTGCCGCCTTCTGTGCGCGCGATGGTCAGCGCACGAGTACGGCTCATGTCCCTAAACTCACGCCGGAGATCCGCCGCGATGGCCCTCGCGCCTTTGCCCTGATCTATGCCTTCGCGAATGACGCGTGCCCCGCGTGTCCGCGTCCATCCATCCATGTCCGCAACGCGCTCGCCCAGTTCTGAATCAAGCCATCGCTGAATCTCGTCCTGGAAGTTGAACACCTGCTCCCAGTCAGGCGGAACCGTCACCCCAAGCCCCGTCACGATGTCCACGCCGCGCCCTGCGCCCGACACTGCGATGTCGGGCATGTACTCCTCGCAGACCTCTTCGAGTACTGCCGTCTCAGGCGGAGGCATCAGTGCACCGATGTCGTCTGCTACGTCCTTTACAACGCGTCTACCCGTTCCGAGCGTGCGGACTTCATTCCCGCTGTTGTCCATGAGGTCAACGGTGTTCCCCTGTGGGTCCATCGCCACGAACGTGCGCGGAATCAGCACCGTCTCGCCGAGGACGCCTCCGATCGGCTCTTGATCCCACGCTACCCGGATCTCATCGATCTTGTTCGGGAGGTCCTTGCGAATGCGCCAGATCCGCGCCTTGCGCTCGACGTCCTCTTGCAGTGCCTCGATTGCTGACACATCGAACATCAACCGGATGTTCTCCTCGGGGACTAGCGCGTGATCTAGCACTGCCTCGATCTTGTCACACCACGGCAGGACCGTGTTCTCCCAGAACATCCGCCGCTCAGTCTGGGAGATCGCCTTGTTCGCTCCCTCGCGCAGTCCGACCAGAATCGGCGGCACACCCAGCACGGCGAGCACCTCATCGCGCGTCCACTCACGGAGGCTGAGAAACTCCATGTCCTTGTGCGAGCGGTCGAGATACTCATACTTCGTTCCATCCGCGAGGACCGCCGTCCGATGCGACCGCTGGCGCCCCATGTGCTGCTCTTCCCAAAGCTCTCGGATCATCTTCGCGTTCGGCTTCTCTAGGTGCTTCTCAGTCGTCAGGTAGCCGCTAGGAATCGCCGAGTTCTCGAAGAACATCCGGTTCCAGTCCATCGCCCGCACATCCGCAATGAGGCTCTGCTTCAGCACTTCCGTCGGCGATAGCCCGTAGTACGGATTCTCCGGGTTGAACGTCTTGAAGTGGATGAACTGATCCGCTTCAAACGCCACGTAGCCCGTAGACTTGCGCCACACGTAGCCCTTGACGAGCCGCTCCTCTCCCGGCATGACATACACGCTCCGCGGGTCGATGAACGGCCATAGGCCGTTGGGCTCCTTCGCGTTCTCCGATGGATAGCACTTCTCGATGAAAGCGTTGCCATCCGTTCCGAGGTAGATGACGACTGCATAGAGCAGGTCATGGCTTGTCACGTTCTCGCCCGGCAGTGGTTTGTAGAGCAGGCCAAGCGCCGGATGGTCAACGAGTTCCGCGCCCTCGTCTTCGGCGTACTTCTCGAGCAGCTTCTCCCAGCCTAGCCGCTCTTGCGCTTTGAATGCCTTGATCGTTCGCGTCGGGCGCTGTTTCATCTTCAACGCGACAAGCGGGACGCTCGCTGCCGCCTTGCCGATGGCATCAAGGCCCGCATAGATCCACGGATGGACCCGATACGCTTGCACGAGATCCCTTGACTGGCTCGTGTGCGCAACGCTCGGGCCGTAGTACGTGGCTAGATGGGGCCAGATCTGGCTTTCCTTCTCGACAGCAAGGCCCTGCTCCAAGGTTTTGAGTAGACCCATGCCTGACCGCCTTCTGCCAATGCAAAAGCCCCTGGCGCAATGCCAGGGGCCGTTGTCATGGCTCGTCCTGTGAGGCTAGTGTATGCTATCTAGTCCACGCTGTCAAGAACCGCTGCAGCCAGGCTACTCTCATTCCGCCGCCCGATCTGTACCCGATCCCGGTACGATCGTACCCAGTCTTGGTCCGCGCCCAACGCCAAGATCAGCATCTCAGGGAAGCCGTCTTTGTACGCTTCCTCAACTTGTACGCGCGTCGCGTACATCGATGCGCCCGGCTTGCCGTCAACCACGTCGCGCATGGATCTGGAACACATAGCCCCGATCGCGGCCGGGCAATGTCACAGCACAATTGTCCACCGGGAGTTGACCTGCACCCGCCATTTCAAACCCCGCTCAGTAGCCGGATCAGGCTATAGCCAAGGTTGGCTAACATCCATCCCCCCTGCTGTCCCGCGTGCGGCTTGGTCGAAACATAGCCCGCCTCCAACCACTGACAGACAATAGCTGCAATCAGCCGAGCCGGCGGTGCTCCCACTACCACTCTATCACCGTCCCATTCGCAAGCACTGTCGCCGTGACCTTGAGCGGCCGATCCATATAGACCGTCACGAGCACCCCGTCGCTCTCCTCGTTCGGCACGACTTCGATGAATCGCACAACCCATCCGTACTGCGGCCCGACGAGGATCGAGCCCTCGTGGTCTACCTTCATGGCACACTCGGCCGCGTTGATGATGCGGTCAGTGTCGCCTACGTCGCGGAACTCCCACTCGTGGTCTATGGCCCAATCACCTCAGTAGCCTCACGGAGTCGGCGATAGCGCTTCTCCCAAGCAGCCCGGCTCTTTTGGACTCCGAACTGCTTGTTGAACGCCGCCGCGATTGCCGTCCAGCTCAACTGCGAGCCCTGCACCTTCGAGCCGTACTCCATGAGGGCCGCGTCCATCTCTTCGGTGTATCCAGACTTCCGGCGATATGGCTGCCCCGCGAGCTCGTCTAGTGCCTGGATCCGGATCTCTCCATGCTTCACTTGGCTTGGCATAGGTGTAGTACCTCCGGAACATCCGATCGGATGACCATGGTGTGTGACCGCCGGTCGACGATACGTCCGTCCTCGATGTCCATCACGACCACTCCCCAGTGCGCGTCGCCTTCGGAGTTCTCGTCTGCGAACTCTGTCCGGCAACAGAGCGCCGGCAGGGTCATTGCAGTCCATTCCGGGACCTCAACAATGAGGTGATAGTGGACGTGGCCAAACAGGAGTACGTCCGCCTTCGGCTCTCTCTCGCGCGCGGCATTCAGTTCATTCCAGATCGCCTGGCGCATCACCGGCGTCGCCTTGCCGTGAGGGATCCGCGATCGGCCTACCTTGTGCCGCGCAACGAACTTGACGCCCTCGATCTCGAAGAAGACCCGCGAGCCAAACTTGGCGCTTACCGACGCAGCCAGTACGCGCTCCCATTTCTCGATGTCGCCGGTATGGCGTGGCGTCCCCGCGATGATGAGATTCTCGGACGCGCCAACGAGGTTGACGATGGCCGCTGCTTGCTCAACTTGCTCGTCGCGGTCCATCGTAGTCATCAGCGCGTCGGGCATCCGGCCATGGATCATGTCGCCAGCCCATACCGCAGCATCGAATGGCTGCTCGGCCTTGATGATCTCCCGGAGCTTCTCTTCGGACTCTAGCTGGACTTCGCCGGCACGGTTGCGGCGCTCTGTCCCGCCAACGGTAGGCCACTGCCAGGGAGGCAGCGTCGTTGCCTTGGCGTGGCCGGCATGAAGGTCAGCCCCCAACAGCACGCGCCTCATGATTCACCCAGCCGCGCCATCAGGAACCGCCCAAGACAACCGTGTAGCTCGTCATCCCCCCGCGTCCGTCTCGCACGGCATAGGTGAACGGTGTCTGTTGCACTCCAGGATCACAGCCCATCGCCGCCAGGTTCGGTTCCTCGTCTTGCGTGCCGAACGGATACGGCGGGATCTCGCCTTGCCAGCCGATGATGATTGTCACCAGCGCAAGCTGCTCGCCGCGATCGTCTTCCGGGAACGTAATCCACTGGTCGTTGACCTTCTCATAGGTCGCCGTGTACACGCTCCACTCACACGTCACGCGGTACTCAAGCGGATCGCCATCCGGATCCCATGCGCCCGTCGCCCAGGTCGGTGCGCCGCCCGAGTCGCATCCATGCTCGCGATACCTCAGGTCAAACCGCACGAGATCGCCCGACACGAAGCTCGGATCGCCGGGGATGAACGCCGCATGTGCAATGGGCGCCGTGTTTGTCTCAACGATCGGCGGCTCCTCCTCGTCTGGAAGCTGCTTCTTCCCGCAACCTGCAGCGAGCAAGCCGATGATCGTGCCAAGCATTGCCAGGAAGATCACTGCGCGAATCGTCGCGCGGCCTATCCATGGTCTATGTCTCATGTCGTCCCCCTATCGATTCCACCACCTGCGCCAGAACCGCATCACGCCACGGCCCAGCAGAATGACGATCACCACACATGCGACTACGATGCCAAGCACTAGCCAGAGCATGTCAGTGAGCCCTCGCCAGGATGAAGGCGCGGGTGATGGCTTTGGCCTCTTCGCCTTCATCGGCTTCTCCCTCGCATAAGCATCCACCTTCAGAATACCCACCGACCGTGCAATACGTCTTCCCATCAAGGTCGTAAAGCATCCGGCGCTTTGGCAGCTTCTCCCACAACTCCCACGCCGCCGCGATGTCGTGCGGGTAGTCGGGGATGATGATCCAAGTTGTTCCAGACCCGCCTGCTGTCTTCACGCATTGCATCCTATCATGAATTTCATGCCTCAAAACACGAAGCCCTGAATCCAGTTCATAAGCCTTGACTAACAGCTCCTTATCCGTCAGCGCCATCACTTCGTCGGGTGTCATCAGCACACCCCCGTCGGCCCCACATTCACGTCGAAGGCGCCATCGATCCAGAACGATTCCAGCGGCACGACCTCGATCCACTGACTCGCGCCCTGCGTCACAACGATGTCGCCTGGCTCGGACAGCCGCCGCCGCGCGAAGCCGCCCGACACCTGCACCGGCACCATCTCGCCCGGCCACAGCACCTCGTAATCGCCGCCGTCTGGCAGCGCCAGCTCGACCTCGATCCACTCAGCCTCAGCCGCGACCTCGATCGTCGCCGTCTGCGCCGGCATGTCGGGTACGGTATGGTCGCCACACGAGTCCCACGGGTAGCCAACGAGCGGATAGGGCGGTAGCGGCAACCCGGAGAAGATCTCGGTCGGCGCCGTCCACCCCGGGAACCACACGCACTCGTTCGGCCCCAGATTCGCCGGCCAGAATACCGTGTCCTCTTCCGTCTTCGCCGTGCACTGGATACGCACTTCGCGGATCGTCCACCGCGTATCGTCGCTCAGGCCGACCCTGTTGCCGTACTGGTCGCGCCCCGTCGCCCAACTGAGCCGAATGAGATCGCCTGGCTGGACGTTCGCGTCGTAGTACAACGGCGTCCCGTTGACCATCGGCAAGTACAGCGCCCCCTCGGCGCTGATGACCTGCAAGACTGGCTCCAATAGGACTGGCTGGAAACACCCGGAGAGGGCGGCGAGCAAGAGTACCGCCCCCAACCCCGCTAATCGTCTCTTCATGCCTGACCGCCTCCGATTCATGATTCGTGCAGTTGCCTCAGATCGCCTCCCCGCAGTACGGACACCAGTGAAGCGAACAGAAGGCCGAATGCCGAACCATCCGCCCAACAACGACCGGCCCCGCTGCGTCGCCTTCCGATACCGGCGTCCATTCCAACCCGCCCTCATGCCGGATCAGTGCATCCCAAAGCTCGCGACAGCAGATCCTCTTCATGCCTGACCGCCTCCAACTAAGGCGCTCGAATGATGCCCTTCTGTTGTATAATCGCTTCCTTCAGCACGCGGAACGCTTCCCGCGCTCGGGCTTCGCTTCCATACCGCCCGAGAATCCACCCGCCGCCATCCGGAGAAACCATGCCCGCAATCTCCCAGATCCCCGTCTTTTCTATCCTACTGCGCTCTTTCTTCATGCCCAGTACACACCGCTCCTGCTCAGACGGCTGCCTGATGCCGGCGATGCAATAGAGATCCCCCCATTGCGTCTCGATCCATACCATCAGTCCCCCCCCTGCTCGTTCTCCGTACTCCTCACAATGTGAAAGCACCGCCTCCCACGATACACCAAGGGGACGCGGCACCATACGTTCAGGAGCTGGCCTTCCCGCCAGTCCATCTCCGTCTTGAGCGAGAGACCCTCTTCGGCCTCAGCGCCCTCAATCTCAGCTCGGATTTGTTCGAGTAGCTGGCCTGACCGCTGCATGTCTCCCTATTCTACATCGGATCCTTTTCGCCGCCCATAGCCAGGATGAAGGCGCGGGTGATGGCGCGGGGAGCAAGCATGTCTTCGGCTTCGCCGCTGCCCACTGCGCGCCCGTCATCGTCAACTTCAATCACAGACGCCTTGACGGGCGGGATATTGCGGGCATCAGTTGCATTCCCGGCAGGGGCAGATAGCGATAGCCAAAGCCGCTGTCTGTCCCCGACTAGTTCCCACGCCGCCGCGATGTCATGGCAGAAGTCGGGCAGCTTGGAAGCCGCGCGCCCATCGTCCGTGTGCCAGTAGTACGCACGGTGAACCTCATGCGCCTCGAATCGCTTGGTCTCCCCCGCGATTTCCTTCTCATAGTACGCAGGCTCACCGACAGGCATGTGGTAAATCAACCCAGTTGGGATAGGCTCATTAGACTCTGGCGGATTCCATCCCGCCAGCTCGGCTGCCTTGGCGTTCCGCTCCTCGTCCGTGACTGCTTTCCTATCCATACCGGCTCTCCACCTTCCGCGCCGCCCACGAGCCCGCGACGACGCGCCACTCCTCGCCAACCTTCACCACCTCGAAGCTGCCCTCTTGCCACATGCGGCCGAAGCCGCCACGCGGCAACAGATAGAGAGCCACGTCGACTGCACGCTTCTCATCAGCGTCCCAGCCCGGCACCTTCGCCGCGTGCATGTCGCGCCAGCGGTCGAACTGCGGCACACTCAGGCCGTCGCCGACAGCAAACGGCTGCCAGTTGCGGTCGCCGCCGAACTTGATCGCCTCAAGATAGCCGGCGAGGACTTCTTTCGTCGCCTCTGCGTCAAGCGATCGCGCCATCATCGTCCCCAAATCCGCTCAACAGCGCCTCGGCATCCCAGCGCAACCAGCGAAAGCAGCCACAACAGCGCTCCCAGTACATCAAACAGGTCATGCGCCCCGATCGCCGATGCGAAGGCACAGCCGATTACAACATATCCTCCAATGCCTATCCACGCTTCCCACGGCACAACCAATCACCCCCCTATCCCCGGCGCCAGACTCGCCGCCGCCATGACCACGTACAACAGTGCTAGCCCAATCTCGGCCAACGTACCCCACGCCGTGAAGTACATCGCCTGCCCGACCAACGTCCGCTCTAGCGGATGCTTCTGGCTCGGCGACTCCCCGCGCAGATAGCCCGACTTCGCCGCGCTGCTGATGAACGTCCATACCGAGACAGCTTGCCAGAACGCGCCGACTACCAGCAGGAACCACAGGTAGGCTCTAAGAATCGACATCCTCCTGCGCCTCCAGCCATTCGAGCAACGTCTTGCGCGGCGACCCGCTTGCCAGCTCTGCCTCGCGTACTTCCGCGATGGACACCACCCCTTCCTCAACCGCCGATCGAATCGTGACAATTGGCGTCGCGGTCCAGTCAACGCCCATTACCTTGTCCGCCTCAAGAAGCTCGGCGGGCTTCACTACGAACCGCCTCTCGTCCAGCACCTCGACGTGGAAGCCGAGCATTTGAAGCTGTTCCACTCGCTTCGCCACGTTCTTCCGTGCCGCCTCACAGACCAACGCCAACCCGCCCTCATGCTGCTCTAGTACCGCCCTCATCGCTACCACCTTCCCTTGTCCTAGTCCGCGCAACGTCTCGATCGGTTCGCCGAGAACGTCGCGGAGATAGCCGTTCACTGCCCTTCTTCCAACCCCGCTAGCTCTTCCTCAATCGCCGCGACCAGGCCGTCGTTCTCTTCCCTCACGCGGTCCAGTTTGGCCCGCAGGAACTCCGCCTCGGAATCGAATACCTGGATGACCTTCCCGCAGTCCTTGCAGACTTCATAGAACCAGAAGATCCATTCGCCCTCTCTGAACTCCTTGTGCTCATGCGGGCACTCTAGTTGCTTCAGGCGCGTCTCGATCTTCGCAAGGCGCTTGTCTGTTTCCTGCTGGTGCTTCCTCACGCTGCCCTTAAACATGCTCGATCCCCCACCCGCCATCAGTTACCTCTTCGGCGCTACTCGGCCAGGGCCGCCGGGGCTCCCCGCACGCACGGGCTCCCTTTCGATCGACTCAAGCCGATCCACGTCAAACCATTCAGACCCCGCGGGCTTGCCTTTATCATCGAGCTTCCTCGGCTGGATAAGGAATTGCGTACATCCAGTGAGATAATGTACCTCGCCCGTGACTAGCCCCTTGAATCCCGTGAACCTGTCCCTTGCGTCTTTGCCTAGCTTCACTTCCATCTCACACTCCTTCCCCCATGTACGCCCCGATGATGCGATCCATCGCCGCTTGGTCTGCATCGCGCGCCATCTTCAGCAGCTCCACCTCGATCTGGAGCCGGAGCCGGTCGGCGTTCACCTGGCCCTCGATCCGCACGCCTTTCATCGCCCGCTCTGCGCGTTCACGGATTTCCATCAGTCCTCCTTCACCAATCGCCATCACACGAACACCCCCGCCCGCTCCCACGCTGTCGCCTCATCTCGCACGAGCTCCGAGTAGACGAACGCGTGGGCGTAGTGATCCGGCTTGCCCTGGTCGTCCCACTTCGCGTACTCGCGCCTTCCGTCTCTCACCACGATTCGCGTCTGTGCTTTCATGTGCGCGAACCAATCCGCCGGCGCGTTGACCGGCACCTCTTCTTCGCCATTCAAGATCCGCGCGAACGCCGTGTCGATCACCTCGGTACGTGCTACGGTCAGCACCGATACGCCGTCCTCCTCCTTCACAGACTGCCCCGTCGCTGTAGGGCTCGGGTTGTACCGAATGAGCGTTACCTTGCCCGAGTGGTCCCTCGCGAACTCCTTCGCCTTCGTCGTCTCCGGCGCGATGTCGATCCCGCACTGGGCGACGTTGTAGTTCACCATGGCCCGACTCATCTCCGTCCAGTCGAGTGTCCCCGCCCACAAAATCCCGCCGCCCATCTTCCGGATCTCGACGTGGTTCTCAGCGCCAACGTCAACGCCCATGCACGTCGGCTTCTTCCACCCCATCACCATCTCGGGGCCGCGTGGCAGTGCGTTCAGCACCTCGTCAGTCAGCCGAGCGCCCTCTGGCGCATAGGGCAGGCCAAGCACCGAGTTGTAGAACTCCTGTAGCCGCGTCGTGTTCCCCTGGGCCGCTCCCCATGCCGCCGCGATCTCCCACGGCTCTACTGCCGGGGAAATGAGCTGGGACATGCGGAACGAGCGGTATGGTGCCCCTGGGTTCGTCGGCACCCATCGCCCATTGAATCGCTCAACCCGCTCACCACAGTGCGGGCAGACGAGGGCGTAGACACCTTCGGCCCGATCGCCCCCGTCTTGCCCTGCACCCGAGGAGGCCTGACTGCTCCATTTCACGCTCTCCGGCCAACACGGCTCTTCTTCCGCGCCGCACGCCTCACACTTCACCTTCCAGACGCTCTGATCCCCGCGCTTGTACTCAAGGTCAATCCCGCTCTCGGGATAGCGCGGGTTGCCCAGGTCTAGCACCCACTTGAACCGCGACGCCCCAAGCCGCGCGGGCATCAGCTCCCGACCTTCCTCCGGCATCTCCCCGTACTCGTCACGAACCAACAGGCCGACCGGGATCTCACGCAGCTTCGACCTCGAAACCGCGCCACGGAAGTACCACGCCTGCCCCCACGCCAGCTTGACGTCCGTGTTGTCCGTATCACGAAACGCGGCCTCGATGTAGGGTGACTTGCGCACGCTCGGATCTACCCGCGCCTGAACGAATGACTTGATCGCGTCCTCCGTCGGCAAGCCGTACATCACGCCTTCATCGCACTCGTCAAGGAACCAAAGGCCGAGCCCGATTCCCGCCTCCGTGCAGCCGACCTGTCCGCACTTCGACCAGACCTGGCGATAGCCCCTCGGCGCATCCTTGCTCCACTCACAGAGCGGCTCGTACAGATAGGGCATGTAGAAATGACGCCGCGAGTCCATGATTTCATACCGCTTCCCCGTCGGCATGACCCGATGCGCAACCTGCCACCAATACGGGTTCAGCGGCGCATACCGAAGCTGTCGCTCGCGAACGTCACTCTTCGTCGCCGCCGTCAAGGACATCCCCACTCATCTTCGCCATCACCTCAGCCTCTTCGCGACTCAGCGGCCGCGGCACACCCGTGACCTTCACCTCGCCGCCGAGATTCACGTTTGACTCTTTCGGCGCATCAAGCCCCAGGTACTTCGACCGCCGCTCCATGATTCGCAGTACCCGGTCCAGCGCGGCGGCATCGCCCTTGACTGCCTTCATCCATAGCCCGGCGAGCAATTCATCTAGCCGCTCAAGTTCAAGCGTTCTCACTTCCTCGGCGGGTTCGCGCAACATCTTCTCAATCGCAGACATGACGGCCTTGTATGCGCCACTCCTGCTGGAGTAGCCAAGCTCACTGGCAATCACATCGAAGCTAGTGCCGCGCTTGCGCATCTCCAATGCACGTCGCTGCTTCTCTACAGCCTCTAGCCGTCGTTTACTCGTCTTGGGTTCACTCATCGCCTCAGTCGCCCGCCTGGATGCTTGTCAGTCACTGGACTTCGCCCCCGCTCACCAGATAGTCCCGCCCTCGCCCTGGACCCGCCGCGCCACCCGATCAAGGACGCCCTGAAGCTGCCTCAGCCCGTCACGAGATAGTTCGATCCGAACGACAGACTCATCCCGGCCCGAGGCCGAATCCGCTTTCCTCGGAGCGCCAACGTTCAGCGCCGCGCTACCGATCCCTATTGCGTAGCCAAGCGCAGCCGCCACGATCAGAACGCCTAGCCTCCACTTCCATCCACCGCCCACGTTCACCCCCTACTGTCGTTCCCTCATCACCCGCTCTACATCCTCCTGGCGATAGAGCCACCCTCGGCCAGCCGCCTCTCTGCGAATGTGGCCCTCCCGGCCAAGACGCCGAACCGTCGCCGGCTTGTACCCAGTCTTGAGCGACACAACCTCAGCAGTCACCCACCCTGAGCTATCCGCTTCCCGCGTCTGGGCAACCGGCTGCCTCGCGGGCTTTCCGCAGACTGGACACTTCGCCGCACCTCGCACAAAGCGGTGCAAGTACCACTTGTATGAGAAGATCCCCAGCGGCGCTTCACAGCTCTCGCAGTAGCGCATCGCACGGGAACGCCGGACATTCTCACGCCGGGTCCGCGCCCTGCGCTCGTTGAGAATGCTCGCCTGGGGCGCCGTCACAATTCCACTTCCCCCAGAATCTCGAAGATCTCGCCAAGGAGCGTCTTCACTACCTGCTGACACAAGGCCCGACCGCTATGCTGGGCGTGCCACTGGATCACTCTTAGCCGCGCTTCGACTCGGGGATCCATGCCGCTCACCCCACCACGCCCAGCACGCTCAGGGCCATCAGGACCAAGACGCCTACTACGCCAACAAACACGCCGATTAGTAGGCCAATGATGAATCCCATTCGCTCACCCCTTGCCCTCTTCGCCTATCATCAAAGATCCGCCCCGCAGAATGGGCACTTCTCGATCATCACCCCGCCCATCTCCCACAGGATTGACCCGCTGAATGGGCTAACACCGCGCACCACATTCGCCTCACATACAGCCCGCTCCATACGACTACAGCAGTAAGTAGGCAGGAACTCCGCCCGCAAAGAGGCTAACGCACCTGCCTGTCGCTCAGTCATTCCCGTGTCCTCGCAAACAAGTGCATCAAGGACATGCACCACGTTGAGCATCTGACTCTTGTCCATCTCACACCCCTTTGATCGCTATCAAGTACCTTCCCACTCCCCCCGCAGACTGGGCGCTTCTCCGCATGTGTCACCTCTCCCCCTGCACCCGGGCGGCCGACCCGGAGAGCGGCCGCCCGGGCTTCCGCTACTGCTGGTTCTGCGAGACCTTGCAGCAGAACAGATGCACGACCTGATTGCCCGACAGGTACAGGTAGTTCGGCTCGGTGATCGGCCGCTGGACTTCGACCTCGACGTCACGCACGTATGCGCCGGCCGCGTCCTCCATGTAGCCGCTACTCCAGCCCGTGATGATCGTCAGATACGGCGTCGCTGCCTCTAGGCCGCGGAAGCACTCGTTGGGCGGGATCGCGTAGAACGCATAGAGCGGAATGTCCCACAGCCACTCATCGTGCGCTTCGATTGCCAAGAGCCGCCGAATCGACAGCGATCTCTCCGCCAGCGGCACCGTCAGCACGCCCTCCGTCGTCCCTGCTAGCCTGACACTGCCGATCATCGCCGCGTCGTAGTCGAGGTAGTCGCTAGGCCCTAGCGACTTCTCAATCGGCGCGAAGAGCTTCCGCGCCTCTGCGATCACCTTGCTTCGGTCGAATCCTGTGAGCTCCATTTGCACCTCCAAAAGCAAAACCCCCACCCTTTCGGGTGAGGGAGTCCGTTCCGACGATGCCCCTCTGGCGCTACCGCTGCAGGTCTACTTCGCTGTTGCCTCCTCAGCCGTCATTGCCAAGATGAAGGCGCGGGTGATGGCGCGGGGAGACAAAGATGCAAAGAACCACCACGCTGTCGGACATTCCGTTGGAATCTCAATAAGCTCCGCATAGAACTCGGAAAACGCATCAATTCGATCCGCCGGAATTGCCTTGGAGAGTTCTAGCGCTGCCGCGATGTCGTGGACAGGATCCCATCGCACCACGGTTACCGCGCCTTCGAGCCCGGCAGATATCTCGGCAATCTTAGCTGCAAGCTCGTCTTCTTCCGCACTATCCTTCCGCGCCAACTCCGCCGCCTCGATCCGCAGCTCTTCATCGCTCATCATCTCGCCGCCACCACCTGCCGCCGATACTCGCGTGCCTCGCGCACGACTTCGGCTAGATCCATCAGCCGCGTCACACGCTCGCCTTGGATCCCCGCCAGCTTCATCCCCGCAAGCGCGCCGTCATCAAACCACACTTCGACGCGAATCGTTTCGTCACGATGGACTGCGTACACGAGATCGACCGCCGCGCCTACGTCGCAACCGAACAGCGGCCTCAAGTAAAGGCTAATCACCTCTGCCGGGAGGCCGACCACTTCCGCGACGGTGGCAACCGCCGCATTGAACTGCGCTGCCTGCTTCTCACTCACGTTGCCCACAGTATACCACGCCCCCTCAAGTTCGCCAAGGGCCTACCGCAGCTCCTCAAGCATGTCCTCGAGCGCCGCGACGGTCTCGTCCGAAAGCTCGACTACCTGCGGGACCGGCCCCGCCGGCTTCGACGGCAGGACGCCGCCTGAGAACGCGACCGCCAGAAAGCCGATGAGCCCGCCCAGCACGAGCGCCGCTATCAATGGCCCGACCCGGGATGCAAACATGTCTCCTCCTAGACCTCGTACCTCACCGCATGGCACGCCGCGACCGTGTCGCCGTCCACAACGAGCAAGACCTCCGCCTTGTACCTGTAGAGCTCCTCATCGTTTTGCACGCCTACCATCCTCCTTCTGCCGGCTTTGCGGTTCCCACAAGACACACCCAAAGTCAGCCCGTGATTCCATCCCAATGAACAGCACCTTGCTGTCGCCCGCCCCGAACTCGCACTCATCATTGACCCTCAGCAGAAACGGCAGATCGTTGAAGTCTGGTTGCCCAGAATCATTGACCCACGCTAGCTCACAGTTCCCCCATGCGCTGTCCCCTTCATGCCACTGCCAATGGCGGCAACTACCACACTTCCCGCGGATTGCCTGTTGCTGCCTTCTGTCTAGCCCCAAGACTACCAGCACAGTAGCCCATGGTCCGTCTCCCCGCCCATATGGGTCGCGGAATACAAGCGGCCACAGCACGATGTCTAAGAAGAGGGAACCCAACGGGACCACGCGCCCATCAACCTCCCGCATCACGTAGGCATCTAGAAGCGCACACCGAATACCTATTACCAGATATGCCGCCGCAATCAACCAGATCCACCATGTCATCTTCCATTCCTCCTACCCCCCGAGCCATCGCCGCGCATTGGTTGTCTCCTTTCGTGGCTGGATCAGTCTTCGGTCTCCTCTTCCGCCGCTATCCATTCCTGATAGTGCTCGTACTGCTCTCTTTCCTCTCGCGCTCGCTCCTCTTCGCGCTCGCGGCGACGTTGGAGTGAGGCGTTCACTACACGGGACGCTTCTGCTTGAGCTGCATCGTGCCAAGGCATCGCTCGGTTGTAGTAGTTGTCCTCAATCCGGTCCATGCTGACGGCATCAGGGTTGCCGCCGCGTCTCCATGCCTCGTAGACAGCATCTCCCCATGCCTGCTCTCGCTCTCGGTCGCGGTGCATTTCCCCCTCCTTGGTTACTGAAGCAGCATCTAGTCCTCTTCCTTCACCCGCCCCGCGCCGATGACAACCGAGCCGCGCATCAGCGCCTCGCCCTCAAGTAGCTCCGGCCGCTCGACCGACTTCACCGATCGCAGGCTACCGTCCAGTTCCTCCACGACGAACGCACGCCTGCGCTTCTTCGAGCGCGCCTTATCCACGCCATCCCAGAAATCGGCTGGCTTCTCCCACAGGCCAAGTAGCTCCGCCTGCGCTTCCGCCGGCAGGGACCGCAGCGCGTCCAGCGCATCGAGATCCACGCCGCGCACGACGCCGCCTAGCTTCTCTTCCACGACCCACTGGCCAACCTTGCGTAGCTTATTGCCGCGCGGCTTGGTCATGCCGAGATAGGAGTAGAGCCGCTGGAAGTCCTGCAGCGGCGTCAGTGCTTCCATCTCGCTGCCATCGCTGTTCTGGCGCAGCTCCTCGCACACGTACTGCAGGGGCGGCTTGCCCTCTCCCGGCGCGAACCAGGCCAGTAGCTCGGCCACACGAAGGCCCGCCTCGTTGAACGTGCGGATCGCCTCCGATAGCCGCGGATACTTCGCAAACGCATCCCACCACCGTTGCTGATTGTGGAAGAAGATCCGTTCGTGTGGCACCTTGCGCTGTTCGTAGTCAACAAACTCGAGGACGCCAGCATCCAGGTCAATCCGCGCCATCGTATACTCGCTATGCGTTAGATCCTGGCACGCTTGGCAGCCCCAGAGGAGATACCGGGGGTCATTGCACTCTGCGTCGCTTGCCGCACCGCCGATGCCTTGATGGCCCGGATGGCCCTTCCCCGTCGGATGGACGATCTGGTTCCCCAGCACCGGGATCTCGTGGAAGAGCTGGCAGTAGCCGCGCGCGCGCGCCTTCACTTTCGCCCGCGCCTCATCGCTCACGCCGCGCTTGGTCTTCATTCGCCCTCCGAGGGCAGGGTGCGGATCAGTGCTATTGCCTCAGCTGCGCCAAGTCTTGAATGCACGGGCATCTCGCCGTCCGGCGCGACACGTAGGATAGCGATACACCGCTGCCTCATCCGCTCCTCGGCCTCGCGCTGGGCTAGCTTCACTGCTATATGGACTCCTTCGTTCTCGCACGTCACATGCTCCCATGCGAGATCCTTGATTGCCTCCAGCTCCGCGATCCGGCGCTCAAGCGCAGCGAGCTTGACAGCGATGATCTCTTCCACAGCATCGCGCTCGCTGTACGCCGCTCGATCCGCTAGGTATCCGTGCGCGTGTAGCGCCTCCGCAATCTCCCTCGCCAGCTCAGACATCCTCGCCTCCTTCGAGTAGGTCAAGGGCTTGCTTTGCAAGGGCGATTGACCCCTCTGCCGTCTGCCGCCAGACAAGTTCGCCTAGCGGCTGCAGCGCAATGCTGCGGATTAGTCCCCGCACCTCTGCATCGCGGGCCGCAAGCCTCATGTCTTCGGTGCAGATCCAGCAGACGATCCGCTCCATGTAGCACCACTCGACGGAACCCTCCTCAAGCTGCTCCGGCATGTGGCCGATGTCGTAGAGTAACGACAGCACCTTCGGCGTCGCGTTGATGTAGGCATACAGGGCCTTCTTACTAACAGGTCCTTCCCGCTCGCCAGACCGGATTTCGGCGATTTCCCTCGCCAGCTCAGACATCGCCATCGGCCCTCTCAACAAGTTCGCCCGTCAGCACTTGCCCGTTCGCAAGACGGATTGTCGCGGTGGATTTCGGCTCGCCTGTGAATCCAGTCACAACGAGCTTCCCGTGAACGATTTCGCCAGAATCATGAGACCCACAACGGATTTCGTCGTCTCCTTCATCCAGCTCCAGCTTCCACGGAGCCAAACCCGCGAACAATCGGCCCCCGAATGCAAGCCCCTCCTTGCAGGTGATCGACAATCCCGCATGAATGCCGAAACCGGCCTTGATGTACCGGCCGGCCTTGATGAACTCGCCGGCCTCGATGTACCAGCCGGCCTTGATGTACCAGCCGGCCTTGATGGACCAGCCGGCCTTGATGAACCAGCCGGCCTTGATGAACCAGCCGGCCTCGATGTACCCGCCGGCCTTGATGTACCCGCCGGCCTTGATGAGCCAGCCGGCCTCGATGGACCCGTCGGCCTTGATGCCCGAGCCGGTCTTGGCGACAATCATCCCAGTAGCTGCAATGCTGCCTTCGACGTAGACGGACCCAAGGTTCGCCTCGAATCGAAGATGCCCGACAATCTGGGAGAGGTCGGCCCTCCCGACGTACTGCCCGTTTTCTACCTGTGACTTGTCAACTACATATGTCTCCACTCTTTGCCTCCTTTAGATCTTTCCGATCTCCTTCGCCAGCTCAGACATCCTCGCCTCCTTCGCGCTTGGTACTACCAGCCGCTATTCTGGTTGCGTTTGGCCTTAGGTAGTAATCATGCCCGCGGCTCGTCCCCGGCCGCTTCTGAATCGACGGCCGCTCGCCGTTGCGCCGCGGGTCCGGCCGGCCACGCGCATCCCAGTCCTCGGCCATCGCCAGGTACCGCTCGAAGTTCGACGTCCGAAACGGCGTCACGCAGTCGAAGAACTGGCGCGACTTCTCATCGCCGCGGTCCTTGGCCGCGAGATACTCGAGGACGAGAACCAACTGCGCTTCGGTGAAGCCGTCCGACAACCGGCCGTTGATATGCTCGACGTTCTTCGCGTGCGTGGCCGACAACGGGCGGAAGCTCGCCCAGGTCCAGTTGGCCTCGCGCAGTTCGTTCAGCCGCCTGATGACTCGGTCGGTGGGGGACTCCTTCTCTTCTGGGTCTTGGTCTGGGTCTTGGTCTGGGTCTAGCGGTACGTTCTCGTCCCGCGCGCGGCCCGCGTTCGTTACGTGTTCGGAAAGTGCCTTCTCTTCTATATTCCCGGGCTCTCGCGGGAACCTCTCATCGGGCTTCACATCGCCGCGCAACCGCCGCCTCGGACTGATGAGGTGAAGGTACTCAGACCCGTTGACGGAGTAGAGCGCGGCGAGTGGCCCGACCGCGTTCGCTACGAGTTCGGCCCGCCAACGGCCCACGTCCGTCTCGGTCACCTCCTTCTTCGCCCAACGATGAGGGAAAAGGCTGGCAAGCAGCATCCGCGGCGAGCCGTAGTAGTTCCCATAGTCATCTGCCTGAGCGATCAGTCGGACGAACAGAACCTCGGCGCCGACGGAGACTGCGTTCACTCTCTCGCTGAATGGGTAGCTCTTGAGTAACGGATTCCACGACTCGTTAGGCATTCCTCCCCCTCGCCGCGCTGCTGGCGCGCCGTATATGCGGTGCCTCAGATGCGATGGTTCCGCCGCCTCCAGTTATAGAGATCGACCAGTGCCTGACAGACGGCCTGCTCGCCATGCGGGCGATACGGGAATCGTTCCTGCGCCTTCGTGATGACATCTTTCAGCGTGAATCGCGCCCCGATCTTCTGGCGCGCAGTAGAAACAAGGTTCTTATATGCCGCTAGTGTGCCAGATGGCTCAAGCCCCCATAGTTGTTCCTGAAAGGCGGCAACTCCCCGCAGGATCCATCCCTGGAATCTCCGTGGGTCATTCGGCCACGCCTTCTCAACAAACAACATGGCTTCTTTGAGGCGCTCTGCCCCGTACTTCTCAATGATGTGGCTAACCGCTGCAGCACAGGTAAGGCGCATTCCAGTATCCTGCTTGCTAACAGCAAGTCCGTACCTCCGAAGAATCTCGACGGCTTCAACGTAGCGCGAATCGCCGGTGCTTGCCTTATTCCGGAGCTTATCACGCGCGCCAACGCCGTGCCGCTGCTCGTTGAGGTCCAAGAACAACCTCGACCTTTCCGGATCCCCGCACTTGCTGTGCACGCGGCACGGGAGTTTGCTGATGCCAGCGCGGCGGGCTGCAAGTAGACGATGCTGCCCATCGAGAACGGTGTATCCTGCGCCGTTTCTCACAACATCAAGTGGTTGACAGAGCGCCCAATCCCAGTTATCTGCGATCTTCCGGACGAAGTGCCAGTTCACGTGTTCGCGCTGGCATGAGACATCAACCACGAGATCTTGGACGCTTAGTTCCTCTGCGCTTACCTTCTTCACTGCATACCCCCCTTGGTGGCTTGATTCAGGATTCCATTGAGACGATCGCGAATGCCTACGACCGCCGCTACATACTGCTCTGCCAAACCGTGTTCCCGCACTTCCTTTTCTCCCATCTCGGTCGCGCGGCGGAGCCGAGTGATGAATCTCGGTTCTGCCACAGTTTGTTGGCACGCTGTCCCGCGCGCCGCCCGGGCCATCTCCGCTCCCTTGGTGATCGACACCGCGCCCGACCGCACTTTCTCCTTGATCTCGGCAGGCGTCTCGTCATCCTCGATTGCCCTCACACGCTCAACCGTGCTGCGCGAAACGCCGAGCGCCCTGCCGGTCTGTTCGGCCGATTCACCCTTGGAACCCTTCCCTTCTTTGGAAGGTAAGGGTCCCTGGCCAAGATCGGTGCGCGCCGCCTGCCGACCAAGCTCCTTCTGCCGCTCCTTCGCCTGCTCCCGGTACTCGGCGTCGATCGCCGCGATGGCATTCATCAGCCCCTCATTGGACAGGTTGCGCCGGTCGCGCTGACAGTGAACGGCGTAGGCGAGCGCCTCGCGCACCGAGCCGAATGCCTTGTCAACAACAAGGGCTTGGATCTTTAGATCGGTAGCTACTTTTGCGCGCGTGTGCCCATCTACGATAGCGCCTTCCCAAACCACAATTGGGAAGGCGGGATCATAGCCGTTTGCCGCCATGTCTTCCCTGATCGCATCGGCTACTGCCTGCGACCAGGGGAAGAGGCCAGAAAACGGCTTGCGCACCTGGAGTGTTTCTGGGACTGCCTGTCTCACCCGGCCCTTGCCGGGGCCTGCTGTTTCTTCCCTCACGCTGCCCCCTCATCTGGGGCTACGCTACTCCTACCAGCCTGGCAGCCGGTTCAGCTCCCCTTGCGTGCGTTTGAACTACGTCCATCACGCCCAACCAGTCTCCAGTTTCGACCGCTGACGCTACCGCGTCGAAGGGCGGCCTGTAGTTGGGGAGGACGTTTTCGCGACTGAGCACGCAGTTTGAAGCTAGTGCCTGGAGCAGCTCGGCCCTCTCCTCGTGACCCCACTTATTATACCGTATCGGTGCGAGCTTGAGAAGTTTGAACGTCGCGGCCACGTCGTTCGGGCATCTCGCGCCCCCTGACATGCCCTCGATCTCATCGGCGACGACTGCCCCTCTCGCTGCGAGGTCGCGGTCGACGTCGGCCCACTGCTTCGGTTCGATGATCTGCTCAATCTTCTCGAGGAGCAGCGCGTTCCGCATCTCCTCGAGCCGCCGCTGTTCCGCCTTCAGTTGGATCAACTTGGCCTTGCGCGTGCGCTCGGCTTGTTCGGCGTTCTCCCGGAACTCGCGGAGCAGCCGGCTCACAACCGGGCCGGGCACATGGATGCCCTCTACGATGCAGCGTAGCCGCTCAGACAGTACATCCTCGCGCCAGAACGGCTGCTCGCACTTGCCGCCCTTACACCGCGTCGAGCGCGTACAGTGGTAGTAGACGTACTCCCCGCCGTGGCGATTCGTGATCCGACTCGCCGTGATCTGCCCGCCGCAGTAGGCGCACGTCAGTGTGAACGTGTCGCGGAAGGGGAAGTGTCGGTGCTGACGCCGTGGGCCAGTCCGCCCATGGAGCTTGTCCTGCACCGCTCGCCATGTCTGCGGGTCGACGATCGCCTCATGCTTACCCGGATACTCCTCGCCGTGCCAGACGACCGCGCCGCGGTAGATCGGATCCTGCAGCATCTTGTGGACCGCGCTTTTGTAGATCTTGCCGCCGTAGCGCGAGCGCAGCCCGGCTGCCCGCGCCCAGGCCGCGACTTCCGCAACGCTCATCTGCGTGTGGGCGTACATCGTGAACAGCTTTGTGATGATCGGCGCGGAGCTTTGATCTGGCTCGATCCACGCATCCCGGCCATCGCGCTTGTTGACGTAGCCAGTCGGCGCGTAGGTCGGCCACTCGCCGCGCCGCGCTTTCGTCTTCAGGCCGAGCGCAACGCGCTGAGAGAGCTGCTGAGAGTAGTGCCGGGCGACGACCGCGTGAATCCCGCCGATCAGCGACGTCCCGCTGTCACGGTCCGACACCTCGCCCTCAGTCATCGAGATCAGCGTCGCGCCCAGGTCTTCGGTGAGGAGTGCGAAGTCCGTCATGTTCCGGGCGAGGCGGTCGAGCTTGTAGACGAGGACAGCATTCACGTCGGACCTAACTCGAAGCGCCGCACACATCCGCGCGAACTCGGGCCGCTTGCCCGAAGTGAACGCCGACTCGCTTTCGACGAACGAGGCGGCGATCTCAAGCTGATGCCCAGCAGCGTAGTCACGGAGTACCTGGTCCTGTGCCTCCAACGAGTAGCCGTGCTCGGCTTGCTGGTCGGTCGAGACTCGCATGTAGCGGAAGACCTTACGTATCATCGCTCCTGACCGCATCATGGCAAGTGCCTAGGAATCTGCATCGCGCCCGAAGAAGGTCGATGAATGCTGCATACATCGGTTGCGCCCAAGCAAGCCCGGCAGGCAAACAACAGTAACAGTTGACGATCTCGTCATCCATCTGGACTTGATCGCCTCCGCCCTTCATCCCTCCTCCTCTCTGTGAAGAGCCGCATCGAACGCTGCCCGGTCCCATTGTGGCATTCCCATCAGCGCGAAATCGAATGTGAGTTGTCGGCGCAGTCTCCCGCGTGGCCAAGGCAATGTCGGAGCTGCGCGATTCACTGCCAGCATATCGCGCTCGAACCTCCAGGCTGCTACGATCGCTCGGATCATCCGTCCTCCTCAAAGGCTCGCCGCCGACCACACTGTTCAGCCGTCTCGCCAGGGTAACAGACGTGCCCCTGTACCTGTAGTTCAGCGACTGTCACGCCCCTGGTCGGTCGGCCCAGGACGCGATACCAAACATCCTTGCCGGGCATCTTGCTCCATCCGGTACCAGTGGCTGAGTATGTCCCATCCACGTTGCTTGTGGGCACCCAGCAGATCTGCGGCATTGTAGTGGCGATAATCCACTGGCCTCCATATCGCATCGGCAACTGGAGAATGCTTGCAAACCACAGAGCCACAAGGAATCCGCCGATTGCCATGATCGCGATCAATGTCTTCTTCATCCGTCCTCCTCGCCCGACTCTACATCCTCCACCAGCCGCGCGACAAACGCCGCGCTCGGCCGCCGCCCCACGTCCTCCCAGCACTGATCGTCCTCATTCCACCGCATCCCGCGAGTGAGCAGGTCCCGCACGCGCTCGAAGTTCTCCCGCTCCTCAGCCTTGGGCATCAGTAGAGGGCGAGCTGCTCCGCCTCGACATGGACGCGCAAACGGTAGTAGAATCCCTTCCCGCGCTGCGCCGATTCGACCTGCTCGCCCAGTGGGAGCCCGGGGTGGTTCCGCACTTCGGCAATCCGCGTAGAGACGGCGGTCAACGGCCAGTCGGGATCGATTGCGGCGGCTCGTGCCAGTTCCGGGCCACTGACCCACTGGTTTGGTCGGGACCTGAGAACTCTGTACACACGGGCCGTCGCGCCGTTCGAGGTCAGTCCTCCTCGGTGCATCGGTTCCCCCTCTCTGCGCCAGGGCGCGGCCCAAGGCCCCGGCTGCTCATGCTGTTGCGCAATCCGTTGAAGGTGGCTATCGTCCTCCTCCCTGCGCTGTAGCGCTTGGGCCGCTGGCACCCCGCCGGGGCTTGAACCCGGTCGCGTCCGCCGCGGGGCTTCGTTCGGGAGGGCGGGGCGCCCGCAGGCAACCCCGCCCTGAGTCAAGGAGGCCCGCCGATGAAAACGGGTTGTGCGCATGCCAGGCTCTCGTACCCGGCGATCTTGCGGGGCGGCTGGCCGGATTCGAACCGACTCCCCGAGTGGCTCCGCGCGCGAGCCTCGATCGTTTGCAGGCGGGGACATGGGCCTGCGCTTACATCCCATTGCGCGTCACGCGCTGCAGCCTCCCCGTTCATCACGCTTCCTTGCCTAGAATGGTGTCGCTTCCTCGTCACCGGTGTTCTCCATCTGAACACCCGACAGCATCTCAGCAAGGTGCTCGTTGCCGCTGACGTAGGTCATGTAGAGCCCCTCGTACTGCAGGAGCTCGTCGCCGTCAAGCCACCGATGCCCATCGAATGTCAGGCGCGAGTAGGTCTTAGTCCCCGTCCCTGCCTCCTTCGATCCGAACGTCACCTCAGCAGCGAACAGGTCGTTGCCCGACGCCTTGAGCACGGACATCATCCTCTTCGCTGCGGGAATGGCAGTACGCCGAGCGCTGAAGACGAACGGCATGGCGTTCCCTGGCGTGACGCAGAGGAAGTTCCAGAACAGGTCACACTGCGGCGGTGTCTTGTCCGCGCCCCACTGGGCATACTTGCAGCCCATACATGCCTGGGGCCGCTCCTCAGTCCAGAACCCCGGCTCTGACCATGCCGGCTGGTCCCCGTCGGCGGATCGGCAGACGGCTACGATCTTCTCATCGCCTTCCTCGACGAACATCGTCCGCGACCTGGTCATCAGGAGCGGGACGAATATCAGCGTCTTGGTCCCTTCATCGTCTGGCTCAAGATTCGAGACGAAGACGCCTCTCTTTCCGTTGAGCCGGATCCTGGGCAGTAGGGCATCCTCTACCCGGAAGTTCTGGAACCCCCGCCCGACTGATTCCTGGGTTGCCAGTGCGCCAGCTTCGGGCACCTCGACCGGCTTCGTGGTCATGCTTCCTCCTTCGCTCGGCGCTTCGGTTGCCGCCCGCGACGCCGGTTGAACTTCGCCCGCGCCGCCTCTCGCTCGGCGAGCATCGCGTCGGCGATCTCATAGGCAGCGGCTGCGATCGTCTGGTTTAACTCCGCGCCATCCATCCCTTCTCTCTTTGCCTGCGTCAACAGCTCCTTGTCAAAGACGTTAAACCAACCGGCCATCGCCATCCCCGCAAACCAGTCGCGGAGGGACATGCCAGGATGATCTGAGACTCCGACGAGGCGTCCTACGCCACCATCTTCGAATTCCGCAAACCGATTCGGAAACGCCGGCCCTCCGTCTTTCATCACTTCACCCCCGCCCCGTGCCGCTCCTTCGCTGCCACCTCTTGTCCGATCAGGAACTTGAGCTTGGCGAAGTCAGATTGCTTCGGGGAATTGCGCAGATCGATCTCCGTAGAGGCGATCCATTCCAAGAGCCGCTGCTCTGTCCACCCGTGCTGACGCGCAACCACGCCCACCGCACGAAGATCGTTGATACCGCGCTTCCCGCCATGGCTATCGACGAGCGCATCGAACTCCGGATACTGCTCTGGGATGCCCAGGGGCTCTCCCGTGATCTGTTCGCTGGCAGCACTCGCCGCATCGCGAACCCCAGGGATGGCCCACTCCGGCAGTAGCGGCGGCCCCCAGTAGAATACGGTGCCGTCTTTGGTCTTCGCGTACTCTGGCGTCTTGCTGCTCCGCGTGCTGGACGTCTCCGCGAACTGGTCAACGAGCGAGTACAGATACCGCCCGCCGCCAAGCTCTTCAAACGCCCGCTTCTCCGAGTCTGACAGCCCGCCCTTGAAGGGCTCGATCTGCGTCTGTCCCGCCCCGTTCTCCTTCCACTCCCATTCCCCGCTCTCTGGATGCTGATACCACAGCCGGCAGATGACGCCCGCCGTGCCGCCCGGAACCTCCATGACGCGGAACTCAGTGCGCCAGCCCCACGGGTTGAAGGCTTCATCCAGGCGCTCGTGTGCGGCGCGGGCTGTGATGTAGGGAACGACGATCGCCCAGACCTTACCGCCGCTCTCGCCGCTCCGCTGCACTCGCCATTCGATCTCCGTCGTATGGAACGGGCGCTTGATGATCTCGATGGCTTCCGGCATCGTCTGGGCGCTCATTCTTCCACCTCCTTGAGCGCGCCAGCCTTCTCTCGCTCGGCGAGCATCGCGTCGGCGTAGTCATACCGCAACTTGGATTCCGCGCGGCGCGCCAACGCCAGGATCGCTAGCCAATCCGCTGGGTTGGGGATGTCTTTCTCGTCCACGTACTTCGCCATCGTCTCTGTATCCGGAAAACTCACTCGCGAACTATCATACTCTCCCGCGAACCAGTCGCGGAGGGATATCTCCTCTGCTGTTAGAACTGTCACCGGGTCGTCGCGGCCGGCGCGAAACGCATCCACAGATTCTTTCGCCTGCAGAATCGAACAGCCTACCCGGGTTCTTACCGCCTTGATTGCCTCGAAGGCACTCGCGCGGGCAAGAATCTTTTCGTCATCCGTTAGGTCAATTACAATCATCACGCCTCCTCAAGCGTGCCCATCCCGCACTCCGGGCACTCGCCGTCCTCGATCAGCCTCACTACCTCCTCGTCGAAGCGCGCCGCCGCCGCACACCGCTCGGCGAACCGCTCCTCGGCGATCTCGAAGCCGCACCTCTCGCAGCGGAGCATCATCGCTATCCCTCCTCTTGTGCCGCATGGAGCCAGACCGGCCCTCGGCGCTTCGGTTGCCGCCCGCGACGCCGGTTGAACTTCGCCCGCGCCGCACCAGGCGAACTCGCCTTCGGCCCCTCCATTCCACAAGCACCGCACTCGGCCCAGAACCACACACCGTCGCCGTGGACGATCAGCAACTCGTGGGGGCACTTGCCGCTATCCATCGCGCTTTCCTTCGACCGTGGCGGGGGCTGCGTGCGGCGCTCCCTTTTCCGCCGCCCGCGAATCGCGCTCCAGCCTGTCCCAGACGAGATAGGCTTGGTCGGAAACATGGCGCGGGTACTCGTTGCGGCGGAGGTAGTGGTAGACGGTCGCCGCCGCTGTAACAGCCTCGTCGATGGTGGTCATCACACCACCTCCGTCCGGATCAGCGAGGCGTTCGCCGCTGCGATCATCCCGTCCCGCTCGCGCGCGCAATCCTCGGCCCAGTCAATCAGATCCAGCAGGTCCGCCGGAAGCGCCGCGTGCAGATCGGGATTGACCGCAAGCGCGGCCCAGAGTTCGTCGGGGATCAACCAGTCGACCGTCGCGTTGTTAGGAAGCTCGAGGAGATACGAGCAATCCTTCTCAACGGCGAGGCCCTGCTGGGGATGCCAGTAGACGCGCTCGCCGTGCAGCGTGTGGCCGACGTGGTAGTAGGTTGGATGATCGACAGAGCGCCCCCTATTGACATCCTGGGCGGTTCGCTCTATTCTTTGGTCGCTGTTTGCTTCACGTCCGCTCTGGCAAGCGGACAACTCACGTTGCCCCCGGGCCTCAGGGCTCGGGGGCACTTTCCATCTGTCTCCCTTCATCTGGGACCTCCTTCAGGTATGCCCGGACTGCTTCCTCAATCAACGCATACAGACCTTCCCCGCGTTCAGCAGCGGCGATCTTCGCCTTCTGGTGTAGATCTGGGTCGATCATCACTGTCTTCCGCCTCTTCATTGCGCTACCACAATATCACAATAGCGCGCCGCCGTCAAGAGAAAAGGGACAGATGTCCCCTTCGGCGAATCTGACGGCCCGGGAACTGATCCGTCCCCCATGGTTCCCCCTCACCCTCCAAGCGCAAGTATACTACGGGAGCGCCGCCTGTCTAGTGTACTCACGTCTCCTCATGTATCCGCAGATATTCGGCGCAAGCAGCCAAGATCATGTAGCTTAGGGAACGTTTCCGCTTTCCTGCTAAGGCTTCCATCCGTGGGATCACCCGTTCGCGGCGGAAGCGCAAATTGACATAGACCACAAGTCGCCCCCTCCGCGTTCGATGTTCGCAGTACAAGCATGGATCCATAGCCACCGTCCAGCATAGCAGCCTAGCATCATTTCGGTACACTGTCTAGTCCGCGGCGCGGCGCTTGGATTTTCGCGGGCAGCCGCTACAATAGGTTTGTCTTTCACTCCTATGGCCTGACCGCTGAGGATGAAGACGGCCAAGGCCCCGCGCAATGCGGGGTCTTGTGCTTTTCCAGAACTCCAGGCTAGTATCTTCGCCGAGGTGATGCACATGCGCGCGCGTAGTCTCTCAGGGAAGGTACATGGACTGGTGCTCCTGACTCTGTGCCTCCTGAATGCCGTTGCCTGCTCTGTCATCCACCCACCAGCCGCCGAGGTTGAGATCATCGAATGGCAGCAACTCACGTTTCTCGGGTCACCTACAGATGTCCGAATCGACTACCGCATAACCAACACCGGCGATGTCCCCATCAGTTACTACCAGGTCTGGTTCGAGATCGAGTGTGTTGACGGCACTTCATTCCAGGAATGGGACAACGGGAGCGACGTAGCGGTCGGTCAGTATCTGACCGATCATACGTATGTAGACGTCATGGGGAAACGTGCAACGACCGCCAAGATCGTCGAAGTTGAACTTACTAGCTACTGATCGCGCGGAAGCCGATTCAGAACCTCCTTGAGAACCTCCGTGTGTTCGCGGATCGCTAGACGCGTCTCAGTCCGCTCTTCGCGATCATGATCGAGGTGGTTGCTTACGACCTCCTTGAGTTGGCCCACGCTCTCGCGCTGTGCCTCGGCCAGTGGCTCGACGATCGTCTCCGAGACGGTCCTGATCGTCTCAATGGTCGACCTCTTGTCATGCCGCAGGGCGTAGACGAACAGCGCAACGACAACGACGACGAATAGCCCGATCGCCACCCAAGGCGTTAGCTGTCCGATTGCCTCGATCCACTCAGGACCCTTTTCGACCACCGCTACTGCTGTATCCAACCGTCACCCACCTCACACCCGCCGGCCGGGGCTCCAGGTAAGGAGGTGGCCTGGAGAATGGCCGTGGGAACCCTGGAGGGCGCCAGTTCCCCGGCCGGCTCGCCTGATGTCCTAGCTTTGCCCCCAGTCGTGGCCGAGGAGGTTCAGAATCCCCACGATCAAGTCGACGATCCCGCTGATGATCGCAAGGACTGATTCCTTCACGTCGTCTGCAATCTCCCAGGGCAAGTTGTCAATGATTCCCCCGACAGCCTCGAGCACAGCCGCTTTCTTCGCAGTGCCGTTGCCCGGGATTTCCACTGCCTCGATGAGCTGCCGGATGAATGGAATCAGCGCGATGATGATCCTCAGGATCTCAATCGCTTTGCCGATCTTCTTGAACACCGCACACCTCCTACCAGTCGAACCGCGCTTCTACATACGGCGTTGCCATCAGATGCGCCAGCTCCGCGCCGAGCGTGATGGCCGCATATGCCGCCGGCGTCCATACCAAAGCAACGTCCGCAGCCCACCCAGCGAACACGAGCCGGCCGAGACGCAGTTGGTTGCTGTCTACGGTTACCTCGTACGTGCCGCCAAGCGCGAGCCCGCCGAATGCCACGTCGGCCTCAAAGGTGGCCGCGTAGTCGTCGGCGAAGTCCCACACGTTCGGATTGCCAATCGATACGCCGAACTCAATGGACGATGCTTCGGTCAGTACATCCGCGAACCGCGGCGACTCCCATCCAAGCTCAAGCGAGAGTGCCGGGATGAAACCAACTGGAGCTACCTCGAAGTCAAGCCGTGAGTCTGCATAGAATCCCAGGTCGGCGAACGCCGCCAACGACAACCCAACTACCGCCGCGCTAATCAGAACTGCCTTCAGAGCCTTTCTCATCGGATCCCTCCCATGTGACCATACTGTCTTTCGGCTGCTTGCCTAGTTTGAACTGCCACGTCTTCTGCTCTCCTTGCGCACCCACGCGCTCCCCGATCTTCTTGACAACGGAATCGCGCATGAGCGTTTCCGTCGCGAGGTCCTGGGGAATGAGTTGGATGCGCTGCTCGATCTGTCCATACCTAGTCTCAATGAACGCCTTCTCGTTGAGAAGGGCCTGCCGCTCCTGTTGGAGTGCAGCAATTGAGGCCTGGCGTGCAGACAGCTCCCAATGCTCCGTGGGTGTGAGGTTGCCGCTCGGCATGGCCTGACCGCCTCCTTTGACGCGCAAGGCCCCGACCGTAGCCGGGGCCTCGTGTCTGAGGTCGTCCCTCACAACGGAGTCTAGGGCATTCCCTGTTCGCTGTCAAGACCCCTGCCGGCGAGGGGTTGACATCTGGCCCGCCGTGCTTATACTGGTCGATGGTGAGAATCTATGAGAGTCGAGTTTCCGCTCCTCTCAGTTCTGTCAACCGCTGCGCTCATCGGAGCGCTGATCTTCGGCGCGGATGTGTCGCTCTACGATGTGCGTGCCCACGTGGAAACCACCGAGTCGGGGTTCAGCGTCTCAGTTCATCCCACATGGCTTTGCTGGATGGATACTCGCGATCTCTTCCGTGGCCTGTGCTACGGCAACGTGATGATCTGCGATGAGTCACTTCCGTCCGAGCTGCACAGAACTGAGATGGTTGCCCACGAGGCGGCTCACCTAGAACAGTGGTGTGCGCTTGGGCCGTGGCTGTGGCTTGCTCAATCAGCCAACTTGCTCTCAAGCGGCACCCTGGACATCCTCCCACTTGAGCCCGAATACAGGGACATCAACGATCCATCTGTCGGCATTGCTCAGATGTGGATGCCGCCGAATGGGTGGCTAGATCAGTG